TCCGTGACGTGTACAACCATGCCACTTATCTCGAGCAGCGTAGGGAAATGATGCAGGCCTGGGCTGACATGGTGCTACCTCAGTTAGGCGAATGATCCCGTACGCTGAACCGGACCACACCCCACACTTCGAACGTATCCCCCTCCATGATGTACCGCGACGGGTACTTGGGGTTTTCCGACCGCAGGACCAGCACACCGTGCTCACGGCACATGCGCTTGCAGGTGGGCTCGCCGTTAACTGTCGCGATAACGATGTCGCCGTGCTTGGCCTCGACGCTTCGATCAACGACCAGCAGGTCGCCGGAGTACATCCCGATACCCTGCATGCTCTCGCCCTCGATCTTGACCAGGTAGGTCCAGGGCGCACGGATTTGCATCAGGTCGTCCAGGCTGAGCTGGGGCATGTCGTCGATTTCGAAGTCAAGGGCGGTGTTCATTGGCGGGGCCTCCATACTGTATGAATGAACAGTATGGTAGTGGCCTGCAATAGGCCCGGCAACTGCCGACAAGCGGGGTGCGCTAGTGCAGCGGGGGCAGTTTGTTGCCCATCAGCTTGGAGACGGTGCGAAGCTGGTAGTCAGAAACCGCCTGGGCCAATGACTCGGAGTGGAGCCGCAGACGCTCTACCTCTTCGGCCGGCGCGCCATAATCCCTGGCTTCCCAGTACCGTTTGAGAGCTTTCATCGACTGCTCGATCAGCGGTTCGCCTGCCTCAACAGCCTTGGCAAAATCATTTTCGTCCATCAGCTAATCCCTTGTTGATGCGCAAGTATAGGTCCAGTGACGCTTCTGCAGGGCAGCCACCAACAGACGTTGGAGCACATGCCCACGTTAACCAAGCCCCAAGTCAATCAGGGATGAGCCGCCGTGTACAGGCCATGACGCATAACCTACCTTCACTTTTTCCAACAGTTTGGATAGGATTCTTAAAAAGAGAACGCATAAATGTTAACAGAAATTAATTACTTCCTAATAGATTCCGCTTCGGATAGCACAGCCACCTGGATCGCAATCACATCGCTCGCCGTGTCAATTGGCGCACTTATAGTTGCCACCTGGCAAACGAGCATGACCAGAAGTCACAATAAGCTGTCAGTCAAACCAAACTTAGCTATCGACGTAAGCCAGGACGGCAGTAACTTCTCTGCAGTCTTAAAAAACACTGGGTTTGGCCCGGCAAAAATCACTAAGTCAACCTTATATTTAGACGGCATCCCTCAGGCGGGCCAAGGAACAGCGCTTATAGAATCAGCCTTCAAATCAATTCCACATTGCGAGCTAGTCTATACAGAATTTTTCCATCCACCTTATGTATTACCAACTAGCGGCTCCGTCCAGCTATTCAAGGTAGAGTTCGACGATAAGCAAATAGGAGATTTTCGAGACTACATCATGACAAGGTTAAAGCTAGAGATTAGCTACACATGCTTCTATGAAGATGTGCAATTCTTTTCTTCGGACCAGTGATCAGTTTAGGGGTATCTAGCTAGTACGCTTTAAGTGCTTGATATTCACTCTGGCACTGCTCTCCCGCTATTCGGGCTTGGTCATAAGCCTTCGCCAGCTCTCCCGCTCGAGCATCAGCCCGTGTGAGCAGGTCGGAGAGCACCATGGCGGCGCGGGTGGCTGCCTGGCCTCGGGCGACAGCGGCGGTATCCGTGCCGGGGCAACTGACGGCGGCAGCGAAGTTTGCGCCGTCGTCGCGCAGCCGCTGGCCAGCAGCATCGGCACCAGCAGCGCCAGCACTCGCAATCGATCTTTCCTCATGACCATGGGCTCTCGCCTCCTCCTGCGCCTGGGCGCGTTGATGTTCCTGCTGACGAGCGCCACGCTCACCGATCACCTCGGCAAGCCGGTCGCCGCTATCGCGCTTGGCCGAGGCCTGGCCGGCATGCGCGTGCTCTACACTCCGGCCGTGCTCGTAAGCGCCCCAGTGGCTGGCCACCAGGACCACGGCAGCCGCTAAACCGACCCAAGGGCTCATGCCAAGGCCCCACCCATCTCAACCCATTGACCCAGCAGCCTGTCCAAGCGGTGCGGGTTCTGGCCGTAGGTGTTGCCGGGGAAGCTCGCCCAGATGTTCGAGCACTTGGCGATCGCTTGCTGTATGCGGCCAGCCTTGATGTCATCCAGCGCGCGCCGCTCCCGGATCTGCTGCAGGGCTATGCGATCCTGGTTCTCAGGGGTGAAGCCCCCGGTCAGGCGCAAGCTGGCCCGGTACGCATCCCAGTAACGCTCGAGCAGCTGGTACCGCCCGGCAGCCGTGCTGGTGACGTTCTTGCCGTTGATGGGGAACGTCAGCTTGCGTCGGGGATGGTCGGCATAGCCTTGGAACAAACCGCCGCCGTACAAGACGTTGTAGCCGTCGTCGCTGGCTTTGACAGTTGATGTGCCTTCTGAGAAGGCGATCAGGTCCAGGAACCGGAGCACGTTTGCACCTCCGGCTTGGGATTCGGTGAGTCTGGCCATGGTTTCTCCAGGCGAAAAAAAAGCCCGCACTGGGCGGGCTGGAGTTGAACGAGGCCGGTTAAGCGGCTGGGGCTTCCGGCTCCGGCGCGGCTGCAGGCTCCTTCGCAGTGATCGATACCTTGGCGCTGTAGTCCTTCAGCACCTGGGCCACGCACACCTGCGCGGTCGGGAACTGGTTCAGGATCTCGCGAGCTCGGGCGTCGGCTTCTTCCGGAGTGGCATAGCGGGTTTTGTTGGCCGAGTCATAGTCATTGGCCAGGTTGATAGCTACATAGGGCATGGGTGTTTCCTCTTTGGTTATCTAAATGGAAATGGGTAATCGCTCGCTCGAATTACAAGCGCTTGCGGTTGGCGGTCAGTTGGAATGTCTGACCAAGTTGTGTCTCGTGCACCGCTGTGTTGGGAGATAGTTGCAACGGCAGGGCTGAAGAAGAATCTGACGCCACCAGAGGCGCCGCCACATCCTTCATTCGCGCTCACGCTTGCGCCCTCTCCTAGCGTGTAACCTTCAGCCAACATGCAGATCCTGGAGAACGTCAGATAGGCTGCAAGCTCACCAGAAGCTACTGGAACAAACACCGCTCCTTTGGGCTGCGGGTAGTCAGTGCTTGCCCATTCCTTACCTGAAGCTTCGTTGCCGCCACCAGAATAGGGAGTGAATCGCAGGTCTGAGCCGGGATAGGCCGGGGCGTTGATTGGGGGAGGATCCACAGCCGCGATGATATTTAGCGGCGGCATTCCGGTTGTAAAACTGATACGACCTGCAGCGTCATAGCACTCCATGCCCGTCCTCTCGCCCACGTCGCGCATCAGGTCGAAGATATAGGCCTTGGTATTCGGGCTACAGCCTTTGAAGTACAGCGTTCGGACATTGCCGCTGACCGATTCACCACAGGGCTTGCCATCGCCGACAAGGAAAACGATCGGCGAGACAGCACCGGTGACGGTGATTCCGCATATGGGATCAATCAGGCGTGTGTATGAATAACTACCTTCTTCATTTGGCGGCAGGTTGAGAGATCGCAAAGTGTAACGCCCCCATCTATCCACCAAGTCCAAATATCCACTCTTTAACAAGCCGTAGGATATTCGGTCGATATCAAAAAGGAGCGTGCCGTCTTCTTTGAAAGCCTGGAATCCAACAGGCATTTCACCTCCTAATAATAGCCGTAGTAGATTCTGCAATTGGCGCTAAACTGACCAAACCAAGTTGAATGCTGGTATTGCCAGGACAGCGTGTTGCCTGAGATTGTCACGCCCGGCTTCTTGCCCTTCCATTGCTGTGTATCCACCAGCGGCACGACGATATAGAACCGCCGCTTGCCCGCTGGAATACCGGGAAGGGTTATCGCCCCGCCCGTTGCATTGGTGACAACATCCCCTTGGTGCTGACTGATCGACATCGTCATGTTGACGAGTAGTCGACCGTCTGCGCCATAAACTTCAAGACCAGTTGCCATAGCTTTTACCACTCACCCATACGAATGCGTCGAACACCGTTGATAACCATGTCGATTCCGCTGCGGTTGAACACCGTATAGGCTGACGCCGCTTTGTTCTGCATGATTATCGTCCCACTAGCGAAGTCCATGCGCATAATTGGAACTCCATTATTTGCAAGCTCCGACGAGTTTATGGAGTTACCTACAATTGCCCGCTGAATCGTCGCGGTTGAGATAAAGGCTTCGTTCAAGAACACCTGCCCATTCTGAATGGCAAATGGACTTACAAATCCATTACCGCTCGGATTGAGCACGGCGAACCGATCCGCCATCACAGCGAAGACCGACTGCAGCACTCCACTGCTGTTATCCGCCCCCAAGCCGAACCCGGCAGCCACGTATTGCCCACCAGCTGTTACCTGGAGGCGCACCGAGTACGAGGCGTTGATCTTCCCGTCCAAGTTGGATTGAGCGGTGCTGATCTGCTGCACTGACGCGTTAGTGCTGCCCAAGTTGCTCTGGACAGTGTCAACGCGCTTGCCCAAGGCAGTGTCGGCATTGGCTCGCGCCGTGACCTCGCTCTGGGCTGCTGCGAGAGCATCATCAGCCTTTGCCTGCGCGGTGGTGATGCGCGTGCTGAGTGCTGAGTCAGCATCGGTGCGGGTTTTTGCTTCGTCCTGAATCGCGGCGCCGGCGTTCCCTACTGACGATTGCAGGCCATCGATTCTTTGTGCCTGAGCAGTGATTGTCCCGCCCTGGGTAGATACAGTTGAGGACAGTTCGCTGAGCGCTCGGGATGCAGCCTGCGTCTCCCTCGCACTGTAGCCAACGCTGAAGGTGCTGGGTGTCTCATTCGCTCCAACTTGTTCCTCCAGCATAAAGCCGTCGTACAAGTGGCTGGATGCAGAGGCAGTTCTGCTTTGGTAGAACACCAGGCAACTGCTGTCCACTAAAGCTGCCGGCATCGTCAGGACAGCGCTGACCCTCGTCATAGCCGTCGTGACGTTGACCTGTGCCAGCTCAGCTTCCACATTGGAGCCGGCAGCGTTTGGGTAACGGATCCTGAGCGACATCGCTCTGGCCGCGTCAGCTTGCACCCAGAAAGACAGGATGTACTTCTTGCCGGGCTTGAGCTTCATAGTCCAGTCGGTGCCGCTGGCAGCCAGGTAGAAGTAGTTGACCTGCGAGACCGTACTGTCGAGCTTCAGCAGATATTTACCTACAGCACCCGCACTTGCCACGCTACTTGCGTTAAGGCTTGCCTGCTTGTTCATTGCTGGCGGCGTAGCTCCGAATACGCTGTATTCCGCAGGCACCAAGTTGACTGCTCCACCAACCGACCCAAGGGTGTTCTGCAGATCGGTAATGCTGCTACTTGCACTGGTGAGGCTGTTCTCAGCGGCCGAGACCCTATTCCCAAGCGTAGTCACAGAAGCGGCAGATGCCTTAGTGGCAAGTCCATTCGAACCACTGTTGACCGAATTCTCGAGTGCAGTGGTACGGCTACTGACGCTTGTGAGCGTGCCTCCTTGTTGCGTTACGGCTGATGAAAGCGATTCGACCGCGGTTGAGAGCGCACCCTGTTCCGCGATAGCGACCTTTCCATTGTCTTTCCAGCCGCTAACCGTTGCGCTGAATTCAAGCTGTGTTCTGTCCACCTCCATGAAGGCATTGCTGATGGCTGCCGTCCCATAGCACGTCACGAAGAAATTGCACTCCACGGTTCCCTCTGGAGCCACAACGCTGTGGGTGATACGGGCGAATTCAGCGGTAGCAATAGCATTGGTGGCAACCGGGGTACCGCTTATCCCCCCGCCTGAGCTATTCAGGAACTGCACCTCACAGCGTACAGCGAGGCCTGAAGTCCCTCTGACAAATGCAGACATGGTTACCGGCGTGCCAGGGCTTACCGTTACCCTGCGGGAGGATGGGTTGCCTATCCGTGCCCATACTGATGAGCTGATCCCTGTAACATCTATTCGCTGGGCGATCTCTCCTTGAGCAAGTGCAGAAGCGACTCTCGACGGCGTAACGACCGCCCCACTGCCTCCCGCGATTGCCCATCCGTCCGACAGTAATGAAGTACCCTGCTTCTCGAACGAGGGATTGTAAATCCAGTTTTCACCTCCTGTCTGGCCAATGGAGTTAGTCAACGACGTGACGTTGCTCGATACCGACGTCAACCCCTGCTCGGTCTGACTCACTCTGCTCGACAATGCAGATGTCGCTTCAGCGTTCAGTTGCGACTGATCAAAGCTGGTGCCAGGCACAAAAGCGGAAGGTGCCGTGGCTCCTTCTGCTGCTTCTTCCACCATGATGCGATCAAGCCAAACCGAACGATCCGCACCGCCGGAGCGGTTCATCTGGAAGGACAGCTGCATCCGACTGCCGGTGTATGTCGCCGAGGTCATGTCGATAACTACGGCATACCGTGCCCAGTCGGTACCCAGGGTGGCCAGAGCTGCGGGGCCGGTCGTTGTGCTCACTCCATCCGCCTGCAATACCCGCAGGTAGTTCGCCACTTGATGGCCTGCAACGCTTGCCTTTGCGTAGTACGAAACGATGTATCGCTTGGCCCTGAGTGCCATGTTCATGCCGGCTGCTGCCACCGACGTGGAAAAATGCACGGCCAAACCTGTCGAGGCTGAGGACCAATCCAACTTCAGGGCATAACCGCGCATAGCGGCTGCGTCTGGGACGCTACTCGCGTTAAACGAGCTGCCACTCAGCGCCGGCAGCGTCGATCCAAACACGCTGTATTCCGCAGGTAGCAGGTTAACCTTGCCTCCTCCGAGACCGGTCAGGGATGCGCTGAGGTTGGTGATCGCCTGGCCATTGGCAGTGATGGTTGATCCCTGCTGCTCGACCTTGCTGTTCAATGCCTGTACAGCTGAGGCTTCAGCTTTGGTCGCAACCTGACTCAGGGCTGTGGCAGCTGCCGCAGCTGCGTCGATCGCTACCTTGTCTGTCACAGCCACCCAAGCTGAACCATTCCAGCGTTTCGGCGTGTTGGCGTTGCCAGTGGTATCGATCCACAGGTTCTGCACCAGACGCTTGTCAGCCGCAGGCGCTGAAGACCCGTAGATGACCTCCCCCTTTGCACCTGCCGCTGTTGCAGCCGCCTGCGCGGCCTGCTGGGCAGCGGTGACGTTGCTGTTGGTAGCGGTCAAGCCGTTCTGCAGAGATACGATTGATCCGGATTGGGACGTCAACGATGACTCTGCCTGGTCGACCCGCCCCGTGAGGCTCTGCACCGCACTCGCTGTGGCGGCAGCATTGCCCGCGTCTACCGCCCCGTTGTCGCGCCATCCAGTAACGACAGAGCTGAACTCGATCTGAGTACGGTCAACCTCCAGGAAGCCAGAGGCGATGGACGCAGTTCCGTACACCGTTACGAAGTAGTTGCACCTCACTGCTCCAGCTGGAGCCAGGACAGTGTGAGAGACACGGTTGAAATCACCAGTTAGGGCGGTGTTTGAGGCTACAGGAACCCCGCTAATACCTCCGCCAGCGCTGTTCAGAAACTGGATCTCACACCGGACATTGATGCCCGGGGTACCGCGCACAAACGCCGACATGCTGACTGGCGTACCCGGGCTTACCTCAACCCGCCGTGTTGATGGATTGCCGATCCGCGACCAAGCAGAGGCCGATACACCCGTCACATCAATACGCTGCGCCATCTCTCCGGCTGCCAGCGCCGAAGGCACGAGGCTGGGTGTAGTCGTGACACCACTCGCGCCCGCGGTCGCCCACCCATCTGCCAAGCCGTTGGCACCCGGCTTCTCAAACGATGGGTTGTAGATCCAGTTCTCCCCACCGGCCTGGCCAAGCGCGACGTCAATCTTCGTGAGCGACTGACCTAGTGCAGTGAGGTCCTGGCCTTGCTGGGTGACCGCGTTGCCCAACGCCTGAACCGTCGAGGCGTCGGCCTTCTTGCTCACGCTGTCGGTCAGCGACGTAAGCGCCTGGCTTTGCGAGCTGATTAGCTGATCTTGGGCCTTGTCCTTGTCCTCGGTCGCCGTCACGCGGCTTGTGACCTGCTGCAGCGCCTGCGAACTGGCCTTGCCATCGATGCTGGTCTGCATGCCGTCCATGCGGGTGGCTTGCGACGACAGTTTTCCCTCAGCATCGCTGACGCGGGTGGTCAGGCTGCTGACTACAGAAGCATCGGCCTTAGTCTGCGCCAAAGCCAATGCGCCAGCGGCCGCTGCGGCAGCATCGGTGGCCACCTTGTCCGTCACCGCCACCCAAGCCGAACCGGTCCAGCGCTTCGGAGTGTTGGCGTTGCTGGTGGTGTCGATCCAGAGGTTCTGCGCCAGGCGGTCCGCGACGGCAGGTGCTGCCGACTGAACGATGACCTTGCCCTTCCCGCCCGCCAGCGTGGCCGCATCCTGCGCAGCCTGCTGAGCAGCCGAGACGTTCCCATTGGTGGTGGTCAGGCTCGATTGAAAACCACTGATCTGCGATGCCTGGGCGGTCACCTTGCCATCAATCGTCGAAACATCGGTCTCGACCTTCGACACCCGCGCGGCCATGCCGTTGGCAGTCACCACCGCCTGGCCAACATCGGTCCAGTAGGTGGCGTTCGGCGGTGGCGTGTTCAGCGGCACCGCTTTCAGGGCCTGGTACAGCTTGCCATCGCTGCCCAGGGCGCTCTGACCGACGCTGTAGGCCTTGTCCTTGCGGTATGGCAGCGAGCCGGCCAGGGCCGAGACGTTGGCGATCTGCTGCTGCAGGTCGGCCTTGGCCGCCGCCACGTCACCACTCACGGCGGTGATCTGCTGCTGCAAGTTGCCCTTGGTAGTGCTGAGGGCGTTGTTCACGTCGCTGATCTGCTTGGCCAGCTCGGTCTTGGCGGTACCGATCCGCTCGTTAACCGACCCCGGGCCGTTGCCTTCAATAAGCGCGATCTTTTCGATCTTGCTGGTGAGCTCCTTGCCTAGCTCGCTTTCGGTGATCTGGTCCTTGATCTGCTCGAGGATCGGGCTGGCATCGGCACTGGCGATGCCGGTAACCACCGTTGGCGCCACCGGGAAGAACGGGCCCACGTTGCCAGACCGGTCCACCAGGCGTGCCCAGAAGAAGAACCGCTGCCCGGCGCGCAGGCCCTGCATGACGTGCTCGCTCTGCGGGTAGGCCAGGTCGGCCAGCTTTGTGGCTGCGCCGAGGTCGGTGCCTTCGCTGTACCACAGTTCAGTACGCTCGGTGTCCTCGGCGCCGACAGGCAGCCCCCACTTGATGCCAATACTGAACAGCAAGCTCTCAGTAGTCAGGAACGTGACCGCCGGCGGCAAACCTTCCTTGCCGTTCAGCTGGGTCAGGTTGGAGCTTTTCCAGATCGAGGTGATGTCGAACGCACTGACCGAACGGACGCGGGCCAGGTATGCGCCAGCGTAGATACCGACCACGTCCACAGACGCGGCACCAGTGCGCTGCAAGCGGATCCAGTTGCCATTGTCCTTGCGCCACTCAACATCGTAGGCAACGGCGCCCGCCACTGCCGGCCAGGCGATGGTCATGGTGCTGACCGCGATGCCCTGGTCGATCATGTGGCCGGACGACAGCGATACGCTGGCCGGAGGCGCCACGGTGGTCACCGGGATGACGCTGATCGGACGCTCATCCAGCTTCGCACCGGTGTCGATCGCAGCGAACTTGCTCGGGTTGAACTCGAGCGCAGTGATTTCGTAGTTGCCCTCCTGGGTGCGGGTGGTCTTGAGCACCCGGAACAGCTGTACGGCCAGGTCGTCGTAGTCAATCGCCCACTGCAATTCTGGTTCGGGTTGCAGGCTGTACTCGGTGGTGACGGTCACAGCCCGTCCCGCGACGGAGTGCACGGTCCGCGCCTGGGCGGTACCGTTGGGCAGGTTCACGATCAGCCTGTCACCGGCCTTGATCGGGGTGTCACGGTCCAGCGTCACGACGCGGCCAGCGGCGGAAGAAATGCGCCCGCCGTTTGGGCGGCCTGCTACCAACTCGTCCGCCACGGGAATGACGAACCCAGGCAGCGGGATACGGCCTTCCATGCCGGTCTTGAACGTAACAGTGCGATCCTGGCTATTGCTCAGCAGCGCCCATTTACCGCGGCGCTGAGCCTCGGACGCGCGGGTGCAACCAATGGCCGAGAGCTCGATTGGGCGGTCCCGATACCGGCGCTGCAGCGCGTTGTCGGTCACCGGAATAACGTCGGTGTCGTAGTTGTTGGCCGGGTTATCGTAGCTGACAAGAGAACGGCTGTAGTGCGTGCTGCGCTCGGCTCCGCCATACACGAACTCACCGTCGATCACGTTCGACCTGGTGAAGACGTAGTCGATGTCCTGCGCACGCGGCATGTCCGCCTGCATGAACAGCGAACCGTGGGCCCAATACACCATGCCCCGATAGATCGCCGACAGGTCGCGCAGCAGCGTCCATGCCTCGGCACGGCCCTGCAGGTTCATGTCGCAGAGGAAGCGCGGCTCCTGACCGCCCACACCGTCCGGCACAAGCTGGTCGCAGTACTGGGCGATGCGGTACATCTCCCACTTGTCGACCATCCACGGCTTGATGCGCTTGCCCAGACCGAAGCGGTCTTCCACGCACAAACCATAGGTCACGAAGGCAGGGTTGTTGGTCCAGGCCAGCTTGAACGTGCCGTCCCACACGCCGCTGTAGGTGCGAGTGATCGGGTCATAGGTGCTCGGCACCGGCCAGCGCTTGGCTTTGCACTTCACCGTCACCGCCGGGATGTTCTGGAACTGCTGGGCATCGAACTCGATGTACAGCAAGGCGGTATTCGGGTACCGGATCTTCTGGTCGATGATCTCGGTGTAGCCAGCCACGGTCATGGTATCGGCTACGGTACCGCTGTTCGCGTTCGGCGTGAGTCGGCGTACGCGCAGCATCCACCCGGAAGTTGCCTTGGGCAGGTTTACACGCACCGACCGCTGGTAGCCGTTGGTGGACTTGCCATCCACGGTGCCAAAATGAGCCTCGACATAAGCGCCACCGTCTGTAGCGATATCGATCGCGTACTCGATGCGATAGCCGATGGTGTCCCCATTGCTCTCCTGCTTGGCCAGGCGCGGCCATGACATGCGCACGCGAACAGCCGAGAGCTGGGTGTTGCTCAGGGCGCGCGTGAATGGGTTGTCACTGCGCAGCTCAACGTTGACGGAGGTTTCATTCTCCACCGACGGGATGCCCTGGATGTAACTCTGCTCAACGGAGCCCGGGCGCCATTCCCATTTCACACCCGGGAAGTTCACATTGCCGCTGGCATCAGCGATCGGGGTGTTGTCGAGGTAGATGTCCCTGTCGGTGGGCACCCCATCGAATTCGCCTTCGCCTACTGCCAGCAGGATCTTGGCGATGTTCGTCGAGCGCAAGCTGTCCGGCGACTCCACTGCCTGCTTTGGCTGGCTCTCGCCGCCTTTAGCGCCGACAATTTCCAGGTGATCTACTGGGCCCATGCTTTCCTCCGGGCGAAAAAAAACCGCCAACTGGCGGTCTATGCATTCTTTTGGCGCTATGCCTTGTCCTGCGCCTCGATCGAGGCAGAGATAATCGCCCCACCCCAGCGTCGTTCGCCGATGCAGATCGGAACGGGGTTGCCGCTGGCTGTGGTGTTCTTGGCACTGCCGAAGGCGTACGACGGCAGGTTTTCTGGCGCTGCGCTTTGGGATAGGCCCTTGGCTTGGGGGCTGAGCATTTGAACGACTCCACCGGCAACCATGGCAATACCAACCGGCATCAGCGGAGCGTAGAAGAAACCTGCAACGATCAGGACTATGCCAATAATCGTCTGCAGCACGCCGGCGCGCTTGCGCCCCTCGACAACAGGGACGATCCTGATTTCCTGTGCTCCGCTTCGATCAAATTCCTTTTCACCAACGTTTCTTCTATTGCGGAAGATGGCGAATCTCATGCCTAGCCGGTCGAGTCTTTTGATCTCATCTTCGAACCCTGGGAGGGTTACCTTTAAAGCCTTGAACGCCTCCCATGTATTACCCGAATCCAGAATTTTTGGGTGGGATCTGCCAAATTTCTGCGCCAGCGAGCCTGACAGTTTGATGTTTACACGATGCTGGGCGAGTGCCGACATTTTTCCTCCAGACATGAAAAAGCCGCCCGGAGGCGGCTGTTTAAAAGGTAGTGGGCTTGACGCTCACACCTCCATCTCCGGAGGTGTAGATACGATACTTTTTGGTTTGGCCAGGCTTAATCGAAGCCTCTGTTTCAAGACGTTCTGCGTTCATACCGCAAAGTGCTTTGCCTTCCAGGGAGGCACCGACCATCCACTCCCCTGCCGGAACGTTGAAGTAAGCCTTTTCCTTGGGATTTAGCCGCGCAACAGGCTCGCCGTTGATGAACACTGTGGCATAGCAGCCACCCCCCGGAAATCCGCTGTCACGGGTGACAATGATCTGCCCACCCCCGGTCACGCTGGACTGATATCCCGTAACCCGATCACTTGGCGCCTGCTTAGCTTGGCTCAGTGGAACGGGTGAGGTGGCACACCCCGCCAGCAAAGCCAGCCCCAAAGCCCCGATCAAAATTCGCATGTGATCCCTCCTTGATGATCGGGGGAATCTACCACAGCGCAGCCTGGGCCGGTGCAGATGCAAAAAGCCCAGCGCGGGGCTGGGCTCTCATCATGCTCTGTAAGAGCTAGCAATTATTCCAATGGTCGCTTGTGGTAGCTATAGCGCTCCGCAGGGGATGTCCTCGATGGATCCGGCGTCCGTTGCCCCTGTTCTTTCCGAAAGGGAGGTTTGTCGAAATAGTCGTCACGGTCCTCTGGGCGAGATTGGTTTGAAGGCTTATCAGAACGCTCTGGCGAGGTTCCCTGGCCGCCTGTGTCGCTGATCGGCCTTTCACTGTCTACGCCATATCTGTCTCTGGACATACGCACCTCTCAATGCTCAGAAGCTCTGAGCTTCTCCGAGTGTGCGCTCATCTGCGCCAGAGAAGTTTTATTCCGGATCATCGGACACGATTCCCTTTAATTAGCGCTGACCACTTATACAGCGTGTACACAATGCCAGTATCGCGTCTCTCTATGCCGTAGTAGCGTTGTGCCTCCCAACGACCCGCCCCGGTCCGTAGCCGGAAAGCCCATGGACTGGGGCATTATGACCTAGGAGGTCAATGTGGCATTCCAATTAGCATCCGCGACCATCGAACACTCGGACAATCCGACGAAAATTCTTCTTCAGTTCAACGACAGAAGCACAGGAAACACGTTCCAGGTTTGGATCACTCCAGAGCGCCCGATGGCTGATTTGACACTGCGCGAACTACATCAGCTTGGCCTGAAGGAGGCTGCCGGCCAGGCAAGTAACGCTATCGGTAACGACTGACGGCATCGCGATGCGCAGCGAGCTCGCCTTGGAGCTGAACTAAACGAGTCTCGCACATGCACGCGCCTTGTTGATTGCCAGCGGCCATTCTAGAAGCACTCACAAGGAGATCCAGTAGCGAACCTTTCGCTACTGGAACCCTGTCCAGGTATACATCCTCTCCGTTCGACTTAACTTCGCCACTGTCAAAAACACTCATTGGCTTCTCCTGCGGCCGTGCCGCTTCATTTCGCGTCCCGATGACGCAACACAAGGCGCGTCCGGTCGAGCCATGGGCCGCCGAACACGATGATTTCCGATGGCCGCCCCAGCAGGTGGTGCAGCATGAACGGGCCCGGCCCGAAGACTTGGGCTACCTCGCCTGGCATTTGGGCATTGTCGCCCAGGTAAATGCCCGCATGGTTGGGGTGGGCAGTGCGCCCTACCGCCATGACTATCAAGTCACCACGTTGCGGCTCGCTCACTTGGTGGAAGCCGGCAGCCTCATAGGCCTGCTCGTACAGGCTCGGTCCGTCTGCGTTCTCCCACCAGCCTTCTTCACGGGCGTAGGCGGGGAACTCCAGCCCCCATTCTCGCTTGTACCAATCGGCGCAAGCCTGCCAGCAGTCCCAGGCACCGTGGACGAACGGGCGACCGAGCAGCGGCGTGCTGCCGGTTGGCGTGATCGTGCGCAGGTCCCCCTCCGGCCAAGACAAGATGTACCAGGGCAGGCCCGTAGCTTCGCACATGGCCAAGTCCCGCGGGGACGGCCTGCTGGTGGCGTCCGGGTGTGAGTGGACAATGCCAATCACCTCGCCCAGGTCTTCGGCTTCGGCGTACTGCTCTGGTGCAATCCGGAATTCCTCAGTCGGGTCGTTGGACGCGTTGGAGCATGGGTGATAGATCTGCCTTCGGCCAACCTGCAGCAGCAGCCCGCAGCACTCACGTGGGTATTCAGCCGCTGCGTGCGCTTGCACGGCGGCGAGGATGTGTTTGCGCATGGTCAGCTCCGGGCGATCAGCGAAACGGCAGGGAAGCCGCCGAAGGGAAGTTCGTTGCCCTGGCCATGCCGGACGGTGCACCCGGTATCCAGACAGCCGTTGCACTGGTCCTTGGCTGGGTCCGAGGTCGGATTACCATCCATGTCGTAGTAGGGCCCGGTGTAGCCGCAGTTCGGCCCCCGGTACCCCGCCGTCATCGCCCAATGGCATAGCTGAGTCATCTGCCGCCCAATCGTTTCGCCACCCACATCGCCCGGGCTTGCAAGCTCCCAGGCTACGGTAGTGCCGCTTTCGGACACCTTCTGATCGATATACCAGACCTCGATCGCCTCCTCCGCCGGATCTGCGGAGGGGTTGCCGCCAGGGAAATTCGCAGCGTCCAAGTACTCGGCGAAGGTGTGCCGCATGGTCAGCTTGAATTCGAGCAGATTGTCGAAGGCCAAGCAGAGCGCTGTGATCCGGCCATTGACGTTGCCTACGCTGAACGTCGGCCGCACCGCAGTGCCGTCGGAGTTCGCCTCAATGCCTTCAATCTGCACTGGCCAGGCGCTGTACTCGTTGCCCTGCCACCAGATGGACTTGGCCTGCAGCTGGTCGGCATTGGCGCCGGCTGCTCGCAGCTCCTCGGGGGTATGAGGAATCGCATGGCCATGGAAGCGCAGGGTGTCGGCGCCGAAGTCCGAGCCGTCGAGCTCGAACAGCAGCACCTCGTTGCCAGGCTCCAGGGTCTGGATGTCCTTGATCAGTGACATGCTGGTTCCTTATGGGTGATAAGCCCGCTCAAGGGTGGCGGTCACTTTGAAACGTCCACCACCCACCGGGGTAGGCTTGGGGTCTTTGCAGGTGAATAAGCCAAGATCCCCGAGCGGCGTGGTCCACAGAAAAGCCTTAGCCCCGCCGTGCCTGTCGAAAAACTCCATGACTTTGCGTACCTGGGCCTTCGTGCCAGTGACGGTGATGGGGTAGCTGTCTTCCTTGTTGTTGGGCCCGTCGCCCACCACCTGCCGATACCCACCACCAAACCGGGATTCGCGGGTGCGATAGCTGATCTCAGGCGTTTCACCGCGCTGGGTTGGCCAGCTGAATTTTTCAATGGCCATCAGCGCCTCCCGCTGGTGTTTCGATGGCTGACACCACCTGGGCGCCATGAGTCGGCGACCGCCTTCTCGGCAGCCATCTGCATCTGCTTCTGCATATTCTGCTGAAGCAGCGTTTGATCGAGCTGCATGCCTTCGTTGCTCCTGTCCTCCATGACTAGGCTCACAGGGGCGGATAGAGTAATGGAGGTAGCTCCACCGCCTACCGCTCTTACCCCGAGCTGACCACCTGAGGTCCTGGTCAAAGGCATGACGGCCTCGTCGCCTGCCTCTCCCATCACGCCCATCCTGCCGCCAGCCATGCCGAACGCCGTGGGTGTACTCACAATCGAGTTGGTGAACGCGCCGCCATTTGCAAACAGCTGCACGCCTTTCGACCAGGCGCCGCCAAGAGCTTGAGGGAAGTAGGTGCTGCTGTAGCCTGCCTGCGACGCACCTAGGTTCGAGGAAACCGCGCCCGCCGAGCCGGCTTCCATACCGTTACCCCCGCCACCGCCAAAGTAGGCGGATGCCGCAGTGGCACCCCAGCTCACCAGACTCCCAAGCAGCCCAGAGGCAGCGCGCTGCGTCTCGATCCGAACCATGTCAGCCAGGATCGACTTGGTGAAGTCCGCGAACGAGAACTTGCCAGTCATGGCAAAATTCACAACCGCATCCTCCATCGAGCTGAATGCATTGGTGAACAAGGATCGTGTCTGCCCGGCGACATCTCGGGCCTGCTCCAGGTAGTTCTGGAAGGCAGACGATGCCCCCTTACGCCAGTCGCCCTGCGCGGCCGTCATCTGGTCGTAGTTGGCGATGGTGGTTTCCTGCAGATCCTTCTCGGTCTTATTCAGGGCCGCCAACTTCTGGTTGTACTCATCAAGGCTCATGCCGCGGGAGCCGTCGCCGTACTGGTTGGCTAGGTCCAGGCGCTGTTGGTTGATGCGATCAGAGATTCCGTACTGCTGATCCTGCAAGCCGCGCTGACGATCGCCCAGTCCAAGACCGTCTGCGGAGCGCTGCCCCTGCAGCCTCAGCGCTGTGACCTGCTGGCCGAGCGCGTCGGTGTAGGTCTGCACTGCCCTAGCCTGCTTAGCCAGCCGGCCCTGCTCATTTGTGGCAAGCACCGAGAGTTCGGAATCGGCATCCTTCTGCGCCTTGACCATTGCAGCGCGGGCATCGGCGATCTTCTGGTCAAGCTGGATTCGCTGCTGCGCGCTGGTGCTGCTACGCCCTTTGGCCTCCTCCAAGGCGTTGATCTCGGCCTCGTAGGCGTTCGTGACCTCGGCCTTCTGCTGCTCGATGATCGCAGCGCGCTGGGCGGCGTACGATTCCTGCGAGATCAAGCCGGCCTTCTGCGCCGCGTCTAATTCCTTCTGATGGTTCTTGTACTCGACCAGGATGGCGCTTAGCGCGTTCTTCTGGTCGTTGAATCCGGAGAGATCAACAGGGGTGGTTTTTCCAACCTTATCCTTATTTCTATCCGCAATACCCTTGGCCAGCGTGTCGTACGCGCCTCCCGATATTTTGTCACCATCGAAAGACACGCCATCCAGAAGTGGGCTTTGCCTGCCCGTTTCCTTTGCAGCATCACGCAAATCAATAAACCGCTGCTTCAGGTCCTGCAGCGCCTTCGCTCTCTTGCGCTCAGGGTTTGCCTGGTCGAGCTGATCATTCAGCTTTTTTTGGAGATCGGCTTGCTTCTGGACTGCAGCTTCCGATTGAGCGCGATCCTGACGTTCTTTGGCGCCAGCAGCGATTCGCTTCTGGATCAAAGCAATCTCGTCTGTGTACTGCTTCTTCAGAGCGTCTCGTGAGGTATCGCTGAACCAGAACTGCTTGTCGATATCAGCAACCTGCTGCTGCAACACCTGGATCCGGAACTGATCCGGATCAGCTGCTATCCCTTGCTTCAACTCATTCCAGTATCGGCGCACGGAACTGGTCGCTTCATCCCAAAGCTTCGCGATACCCCGCGTGGACTGGGATATCTCCTCATTCCGACGAGTCATTTCCTCGGAGACTTCGCCAGCAAGTAGCTTCAGGGCATCCATGTGGCGGCCTTGGTCTTCAAGAGCCTGTATCTGGTCAAAGGTTGCCAGGGTCACTGCGTGGTATTTGGAGTTGAACTCCAGCGCAAAAGCTGTAACGTCGTTTTTGGCGTCGACGAACATTTGCGCAAACTTGCCGGCGCTCTCGCCGGAGGCAGCAGATAGCTGAGTAGCCGCCCCTGCAACGGCGTCGAACGTCTCGCCCGTAAGCTTTCCCGACCCTACCAGTGCGAGCAATGCCTCATTGGCCTGGCTGAAGTACTTCCCATTGGCAAGTTTGTTTTGCAGCTCAACAAGCTGGGATGATGACCTACCTGCAACGCCGCCCGTCAAGGCCAGAGCCTTGTTGAATTCGTTCAGGTCGCCAATCCCAGCGACTACTGCCACTGCCAGTCCTGTGACCGCTGCCGCGCTCAGTGTTAGTGGGCTGATCAGGCCGGCAATGTAGCCTCCCATCGCCTGTGCAGCCGGCCCGACGCCACCAAACATGTCCTTGAGCTGTCCGCCTTGCTGGAGCAAGACGGTTAGCGGCGCCTGGCCGCCCTGCAGGGAGACGACGATGTCTGTGAACTGCGCAGGTACACCGCGCAATGCCGCAGCAGTTGCCTTTGCCGACATACCGGTCTTGTTCAGCGCTGTATCTGCGCCTCCCAGGGCCGTGCGCGCTTGATCGATCTTTGACTGGTACTCGCCGAAGGTTTCAGCATCCAGTGCACCGCTCGCACGGAAGCTCTTCAGCCTCTGCTCCATCTGGTCCAGTCGGCCCAGCGCAGCGACAGTTGGGTCAATTTTGCCCAGCAGCTCGTCCAGCGCCTGCCCCTCCTCCCGGTGGGCCCCGGCCGCTTTCCTCGCCGCCTCTGCTTGGCGTTCTTCCGTGGCGATGAGGGCTTGAGCTCGGCTGTTGATGGCCGCCTGACGGCTGGCGCTATCTGAGAGCACGGCGTTTGCCTGGGCGGTGACCTCCACGCTCTGTTCAGTGGCCCGATTGAGCGTCTGAACATACTGGCTCGCCTCCAAAGAGGCTTTGGCCACGGCCAGAATCCTGGCCTGCTGCTCATCAGCGGACTCGGCGGCGCGACGGCCTGCTTGGGCACCGGCATCCGTGGCGGTAGTCAGCGCCTGCTGAACTTGCCCGGCCTGCGCAGCCTCAGCCCGGAACGAGCCCATGTTCGCTGCAGCGCTGCTAAATGCCGTGGATGCGCTGGTAACTGCGCGGCCCACAGTGGCCATCTGCTGCGCGAGCTCGGCCTGCTTGGCGTTAAGCGACTGCAGCTCCTGCACGATCTGCCGGGTGTCGCCCTGCAAGCTGCCCAGGGCCGTTTCCCAGGCGCGACCAGTTCGCCCAGCCGACTCCTCGCTACGCTTGCCAGCGTCCGTCAGCTGGTCGAGGTTATCCTTGGCCTCAACAGCATCACCGGAATCGATCTGAAGACCGAGGGAGGCAATGGTGGTCATGATCTACTCCATGGATTCGGCCATGACGGCCAGGGCCTCGACCTCCATCACGCGGAGATCGGGAAAAATATCGGGAAGGGCGCGGCGCTTAATGCCCAGCATTGAGGCCGTGGTTGGGACGGCCGTGTAATCCAGCCCTGACGGGCCGCCTGGGCCTACCCGCCATTGCGTGCCCATTGCGTCGAACAGGCGGAAGGCAGGCCAGATATCTGGCCACACTTCCACTTCATCCTCCGCAATGTCAGCCAAGGTCAGGCCGAGAGCGGCCAACTGCTCAGCAGAGGGGCCCTGCTCATAGCACGCCCGGGCGGCCGCCCTCAGTTTCCCAGGCGAGCCGGGCTGTAGGCAGCCTGGAAGGCGTCGATGACAGCCTTAGGCGCCCCCGTGCAGGTACGTACCAACTCGAGGATCGCTTTCTGGCTGAACTTGTCCTCCAGGTCCCACCCAGTGACGATTTCGCCCAGTTGCTCAGCCTGCAGAGCGATCTCGCCGGTGGTCACCTCTTCCCAGGTGGCGTTGTCGGCCTTGGCCTTCTCTGCCCAGGCGTCGCGCGCCTTGTTCCAGCGATCAAACATGCCGGCCAGCGTCACGCGGTCCATGTAGCGGAACTCGAACTCCACCGGCACCGACTCCCCACCGATTCGAGGCACCTGCACCTCGGCGGTAAACGTCGGGTTCTGCGCGATTTTGATCTTCGCCATGAGGTTTCCTTAGGCAGCAGCCAGGTAGCGAACCGGACGGCCCGAGAGCGCGATGCTGATGGTTCGGGTCATCAGGTTGTTGCGCTCCATGGTCGGGGTGGTGGTGATGCTCACGTAACCCGGATAGAGGATCTGGTCGCCGTTGGGCAACTTGAGACGGACGACCGTCAGCTCTTTGCTGTCGCCGTAGGCTTCGACCAGTCCCACGTAGGCAGCCGCTGGCTGATCCTCGACAGTGATTGACAAGGTGATGGGGTTGCGGTTGGTGGGGAACTGGCGATCATCATCGTCCTCCAGGTACCCGACGGTGAGGTACTGCTGCTCGCCGCCGGAAGAGGTGAAGGCAGTCACCTTGGAGATCTGCGCCCAGTTGCTCACCGGGATCACAGAGCCCACACCTGCGCCGGCGGTGTACTTGTCGGCGTTGGTGGTATTCAGGCCGGCCATGGAGAACTTGTCAGAGGCAACACTGGCAGCGCGAACCGCTCGGTCATTGATCAGCGACCAGCCGGAGCTGACGATCAGGACGTCGCCGTTCTTGATGGTGTGCCCTGCGGCAGTGGCCACGGGAGGAGCAGCGTTGGTCAGAGCAGTGAAGGCAACGGCAGCGGCGAGTACGCTGGCGATTTCCAGCACAGAGCCGTTCGGCAGCGGGAAGCGTGCGGCCATGGGTATTTCCTCTTGAAGGTTCGCCAGGTGGCGGATGGTTATGCCCCTACGGGCGATTGGTCGGCGATGCCGCGGTAGGTGAAGCTGGTCGGGACCGTATAGGTCGCCGACTCGGTAATGGTTGGGCCCTGCTCCAGTGGCTCGGTGAGCAGGCCTTCGAAGCCGCTGCGGCTTAGCTCTGTATCAACCCGGAACAGGCTGCTCAGCTCGTCGACCAGTGATTCGGCAACGCCCAGGGGCTGGCCTGCCGGGCAAACGATGCTGATCTGGTAGACGCCGGTGTATTCGTAGGCGTCGCCGCCCAGGTATCGGCAGGTGGTGCTGGCCGGCAGCAAGTAGGCTCGAAGGTAGGTCTCGCCGGACCCGGCCTCGAATCCTTCTTCGAAGTTGGCAACCCGGATCGGGCGCGCCGTGGCCCAGGCCATCAGCTTGATCTCGATGGCCTGGCGGGCTCGTGCATGGCTCATACGCTGTTGTTCCTGATGGCTTCGTCGACGATGCGCTGGAAGTTGGCCAGGGTGACCCGGACCATGCCGGCCGGGGCCTGGGTTGAATGCCCATATTCCAGCGGAATCGCATATGGCAGGTTATTCACGATGTAGGCCGTTTGACCGATGGTCAGCGCCTGCACCTGGCTGATGAGCGCGGCTATGGCTTCACTGCCCGACGGGTCGATGCGGTCCAGGTCCTCGGTTGCCGGTGAGTCGATGGAGAACTGCCAGTTGCCCCGGAACCGCCCGCCGACGTAGCCCTGGCCCGCTACAAGGCCATTGGTGGTGAAGTTCTGCTCGCGTTCAGTCTTCGTCAGGGGCTTGGCGTAATTCACACCTTTGCGCAGATTGCCGGCCTTGGTGAAGTTATCCTGGTTCAGGTTGATCAAGGTGTTCCGCACCGAGACCTTGAAATCGTAGTCATCGGCGGCGCGCTTGGCCTTAGCCTGATGCGCAACGTTGGCCGCCCAGACCTCCGGGTTACCTACGGGCGACATCGTGATGACGCTGATACCGATCTCAATCACGATATTTTGAAACGTCGAATCCATGGCTTGCTGAGCCTGCTCAGCGAATGCGCGGATGCTCTCGGCGAACCCACCCTCAAGCCCGCCATAGCGCTGGGTCATGTGTGATCCGCGGGGCATGTCACTTCCTCAGTTGGACGGTCCAGATGGCCTTGGCTGGGTCTTCGGACACGTTGAGCGTCCGAAACCCGCTGATCAGGTCACCGATCTTCGGTTCTGCCGCGATGGCGGTCACCGCATCGGCCTGCCCTTCGAACAATTCATTCTGCAGCACCAGGAGCTTCACGTCCTGGGTCTGGATACGTGAGCCGTCGATCTCCTTGGCTAGATAGCTCCCAAAGACACCGCGGCCCGTGTAGTGAAGCGTGGATGCCGGCACCGTGCCGCCGATGGCAGGGTCGTAGCCGCCCTTGATGGAGCGAGCCCCCTCCACTGGGCGGACTGCATCGGCGAGGCCGTCGGGGTCGTCGAATGCCTCAGCCAAGTCCGCTTGGATTTCTTCGCGCATGCCCATGTGAAATACACTCCGGCCAATTCCCATGAGAGAACGGACATGAAGAAAAATGAATGTGAGGCAGCTATCCGCCAACTTGCGCGCGACTGGGCAGCGACACAGCCTCAGCCGCACGGCTGGCATCCGAGCTTCGGCGACTTCTGCCGATGGCTCAGCGCCCATGGCTACAGCCACTACCTCGACTTCCGGAGCGAGGCGCCGGCGATCGAAGAGGCAGAGCGCTGGTTTGACGGGGAACTGAAGCAGACTTGGCGAAACTGACCGTGATCAGACCCTCTTGAGCATCACGGTGCCCTGGCGGCGGGTCCAGGGCGCAATCAGGTCCAGCGCATAGTTCTCGGCGCTCGAGCGCGCGACGGAGCCTGCCGCGTAGGTCTTGCTGGTCGACGTTCCGGACTGGGCCGACACAGTCTTGCTCTGCACCTCGCGCTCGGTGTCCTTGTAGAGCTTTCCGGCCGCAGCCAGCTTGGCCACCTGAACCCCAGCGGATTTGATGGCGTCCGGCACTACCTCGGGCACCGCGCGCTTGATCTTGGCCGTGAGCCAGGCGTTGGCCATGGCCACGGCAAGGACCGCATCACCGGCGCTAGCCCAGTCCGGCCCGAGCGCCTCATCGACGTCAGCAACGGTGATGAAGTCGGTCATCGGTCACTCCTGCGGGATCAGGGCTTGCAGGTCGGGCTTCTTCGCGCTGGCGTCGAACTCGATACCCTTGGAGGTGAGCCACTCCTTCAGTTCGGCGGCGTTCATCTTGTGCGGGTCGGTTTCAGACTGGTCGCCCCCGGATTGCTCGCCAACCTTGATGCCGGCCGCCTCGTAGGCCTCGACGATCTCGGGTGCGTCACCCTCGATAACAACCTGAGTTGCTCCGTCGATGACTCCGAAGAACTGGCTTAGGAGTCGGTAACAAACGCCGCGCTCACGGCCGGGCTTGTCGGTGTAGATGACTTTCATGGTGGTCTCCTGCGCAGGGCGCTAGGTCAGCGCCCCGCTTGGCGGGTCAAGGGGTGGCAGTGCCGCTGATGACTGCTGCGAACGGTACCTGCTTGCGGTCGAATACTCGCTCCCAGTTCGCGGCGCTGGCGTACTGGGTGGCATTCGGGCTCAGGTTCAGGTTGTTGCTGCCCTTCCAGCTGAAACCGGCAGGCTGCAGGATGAAGGTCTTGCGCTCCCACAGAACCTCGGCGCCACCACCGTTACCGCCGTCAGGCTTGCGTTGCATCTCGACGGGGGTGTGAGGGGTGCCTTCGCCGTAGCCGAATGCGCCTTGACCGAAGAAGACCGACAGGAACTGGCCGGACGCGTAGGTCAGGCTGTCGTCCATGAATACCGGCTTGCCGAGGTATGTAGCCAGGATGATCTTGCCAGTGGAGTCGCGCAGGTACTCGATCAGGTCCTGCTTGACCATCTGGTTCATGACGACCGAGTGCACGCCGATCGCGCCGAACATATCGGCCGCGTCGCCTGCGGTGAAGGCTGCATCCTGGAACGCGGAGGCGCTGATGCTGGCACCAGCGTCCTTGACCATGTCACCACCGTTGTTGGCGATGTTCGAGGCGATGATGCCTCGTGCAGCACCGAGCAGGTAGCGCTGCCACTGACGGGTCCAGTACGTGCCGAAGCGGTTGCGGATGTGCTGCATCGGCTCGCTATTGGCCAGTTCGGCCGTGAGGTCAGCGACACCGTAGCCCTTGTTGAGGTACAGCGTGCGCGCGCGCATGCTGCCTTGCTCGGCCTTGCCGACCTCGCCCAGGTCATCCGGGTTGTCGTTCGAGATGTTCGGCGCCTCGTCGGCATCGAGGTCCTGCCAGTAGCTGATCTCGGAGGTGCCTTGGCCGTTGTTGGCGATGTTGTCCAGCGTCGGCGAGCGGGTCACGATGCCCGATTCGAAGACGGCGGTTTTTTCGGGGGTGTTCACCGGCGCCAGCGCGCCGTAGTAATCGCGGACGAAGATGTCCGACAGCTGGGTCGTGGCCATGGATTAGGTTCCTTGGGTGGCTTGGAGTTTTTTGAACGCATCGGGGTTGTCCCTGGCCAGCGCGGCGCGCTCGGCTTCGGTGTACTCGCCCCATTTCTTCGTGGCCTTGCCACCGTTGTCGCCGGTCTGTCCGGCACCCTGAGCCCTTGGCCACAGGTGGGTAGCGGTTTCGCGCAGCGATTCCGCCCATTCGAGGGGAGACAGCGGGGTCTTGCCGTCCTTCCCGTACACGACTTCGCCGGCACGGTCGGTGGCAACGGGCTCGCCGTCTTCGCTCAATTTGAAGGTGCCGCGGGCGCGGAGGATGATGTCCTCGGCAGCCTCGGGCAGCGCGCCAGCCTTGATGGCGGCAGCGCGGATGGAGTCAGCCAGTACCTTGTCGCTGTACTTGGCAGCAAAGGCCTCGGCCTTGTCGGCACGCTCGTTCGCGGCCTTGATCTGCTTGTCGAGGTCGCCGCGCAGGCGCTCGGTCCGGCGGCTGACAACCTCGTCCAGCTTGCCCTCGGCGATCAGCTTGGTTTCTTCGTCCTGGCCGGCCTTGGTGAGCAGGGCCTTGACGGCCTCGATGTCCAGGCCGTCGAACTTGCCCTTGATCCCGTCCAGCTCGGTCTTGATGGTTTTGTTGGAGTCGATCAGCTCCCGGTTCTTGGCCTTGAGGCCCGAGACCTCGCCATCCAGGTACTGCTGCACATCGCCGCTGAGGGCTGCTTTGAGTGCAGCGGCCTGGGCTTCGTCGAGGTTGAGGCCGTGGGCGGCCGGGTCAAAGTCAAAAGGCATGCTGGGTATCCCCTGGGGATTGGTGAACCCGCCTGGCGGGCAGAAGAAAGCCCCGCAATGCGAGGCCGATATTTCGCGCCACAGAATCGTGGCTCGTTGCTTGTGGCGCGTATCAGCTGATGCCAGCACGCACGAATGCCAACGGCTCCAGCTCCTTGAGCTGGTCCAGCGTCAGCGGTTTGAAGTTCTTGTCCAACTGCAGCGATGCGAATCGCTCGGCTGTGAGCCCGCCATCGCGGAACAGCTTGGCGCGTACCGGCCCAAGCGCGGCGTCTTGGAAGCTCGCGGGCTGCGTCTTGAGCCATTGGTAATAGCTGAGGCCCGCCGAGACTTGCGCACCCCCTGCAGCGCCGACAGATGCTCGCGTGGCGCCCTCTGCGAACCTTGCCGACAGCTTGGTGATCGGCGTGATGGTCGTTCGGCAATTGACGTGAAACGGCGGTACCGGACCCTTGCCGATCTCGAACTCGCGGCCATCCAAGCTCTTGCACTGCTGGCTGGTCTTGCGGTCGAGGGTTGCCACGATCCGATAGCCCGGCACGAACTCGGCGTTTGCCGCCAATGTTTCCATCCGCGCCGTAGCGGACACGTGCTGCACAGCGGTATGAACCACCGAGCGGGCATTGCGGTTGCTGACTGCCAGAACGCCGTCCGTGAAGTTCTGTGCGGCGGTGCCCCGTATGGCCTGGGTGATCTCGGCGTTGGTCTGGCCCTGCACCACCCCAAGCCGTATGGCGTTGGTGACGCGGGTCGATTCGGTGCGCGTCCAGCCGTTGAGGAAAGGCTTCAGCAGCGTGCCGCCGTCGATTCCTGCCACCTGAAGGGGCTGGGTGTTAATCGCCGCCCGAATGAGCGAGTCCGTAGGCATGATGGCGTCAATGAGCAGCGCCTTGGACAAGCTGCGGCTCTCGAAGGCGGCCAAGTAGAGCGCGATGTCCACCAAGTCGGCCTGCATGCGATCGCCGAACGCCTGGTAGATGCCCAGCAGCTTGCCGCCTACACGGCCCAAAAATTCCTCAAGGCGCGTCCGGCTGTATGTCGTCAGATCCTTTCGGGTCAGTTGATCCCGCACTTGGGTGTCCACCTGGCGCAGGACCGTCTCGAACTTCTTGACCTCACCCGCCTTCAGCCGCTCCAGCAGCACCGCGTGCCGACTGACCTGCTCCAGCAGCATCTCGTCCGCCGTTTGCGTCGGTTTCGTCGCCATCGTCTTTGTCCAGGTTGATGCCGGCCGATTCACGCTCGTCGCTGATCAGCCCGGCCTCTTCGTCATAGGCCCGCTCAGGCAGTTTGCCGGTGGTGAGGTACTGCCAGTAGGTCTCGGCGCTGATCGTGCCGGCCATGACGCTCTTCTGCAGCTCGGCCAGCACCTGGGCGTTGACCTCAGGTATGACGAACTCCGGCTTGACCGTGAAGACCACGTCGTCCGGGTTGTAGCCGGTCCACTCGGCGGCGTACCGCAAGGCCTGCTCAATGGCTGCCGCTGCGGTGATGACGATGCTGTGCAGCGTGGCGTGCTGGTCGTTCTGGCGCGTCTTGCGCGCCTCGCCCGACTCGGTGCCGGACACATCCATGACCTTGGCGCCAGCCTCTAGGGCTGCGCTCTTCTGGTCAGACATGGCAGTGCGTACGGCTTCGACACCAGCGCCCTGGAATTCCAGATAGCCGCACTGACCACTCGGGCCGAGATCCCAGGCCGCAGACGGCCCGGTCACACTGAGCTCCACGCTTTCGTCCAGGCCGGACACCCACGGCTGTGGATGGCTGGTCTGGTGCAAAGCGGTGAAGTAGTCGGCGCTGAGCTGGTAGGACTTCAGCGCGGCCCTGGCCATGGTCAGCAGCGGGATCTCGTCCACGTCCGGTGAGTTGTCGGTCGAGCCGCAGTAGATTACCGGGATGTACTCGAGGCCGCGCACCAGTTGGTTGCCGGCACCAACAGTGCCAAGGGGGCGCTCATCATCGATGAGCTCGCCTGCTTCGTTGCGCACAGCCGTGTAGCAGACCTGTCCCTGCATGAAGAACTCACGGTAGACCGTCTGGCACTCGTGGCTGTAGCGGTCTTCAGCCTTCTTGCGGAACTCGCGGAACACGGCCAGCACGAGATCCTGGCGCCCGCCTTGATCGGCGGTATCCCAGTTAATGCCGTTCCGGGCAGCGTAGGTTGCAAAGTAAGGCTGGCCCTGGTCGTCCACGTTGACCACAAGCGGCACACGCCCGTGGGAGATGGTCTGCCGAACGATGCGCAGGAAGAGTTGAGTCAGGCCGAACCCATCAGCGGTGGCGTTCTCTTCCACGCCCTTGAGTCCGCTGGGCAGCTTCACCTCAGGAATGAGCCGGGAGACCAGACCCATCATCGAGCGCAGCGAATCGCGCACCCAGTGCTCGTACTGCGCCCGCGCCGTGTAATTCTGATAGAGATAGGCATTGCCCTGGCCATCCAGCTTTTCAGCCTCGACCATGCCGCTGGGCTTGGGCAGGTTGCGTGGACTGCCCTTGATGGCGCACTCGCCTTCCAGAGCATCGTCCATCATCCGCCACTCTTCGATGTGAGCGTCGTACTCTGGGTTGGTGGATTGAACAGGCATTACGCCAAACCTCCGATGCGGCGGGTGCCGCCTGTGCGTTTACGTCGCGCCATGGCAACAGCGAAATAGCGAAATCCGTCAGCAGGGTGGGATGACCAGTCGTGGAGCGGCTTGTCTTTCCAGCAGCCGCGCTTTTCGTCCCACTCCTTGCGGTAGCTCTCCAGGGCGGTGATGCCCTCTTCGCACTTAGATTGGTCGAAGGCGCAGTTCGGCAGAACTTCGCGCACTTGCTCGATACCCTCGTCAACTCCCAGCTTCGGGACGACCTTGAATGTCAGGCTGTACTTCTGGCCGTCGATCTCGTAGCCCTCACGCGCGAGTTCGCGTCGAGTCTTGCCGTCGCTACCAAATTCCCTGTTGTCGATGTCGTGCGGCCCCCAGTGCTCCGCGTAGGCGTAGCCCCGATCCTTGAGCACCTTCATGTAGTGCCGCAGGCCTTCGCCGCTGTTCTGGTAGAAGTCGATGACGTGGAATTCCTCGCCCACGATCCGCACGAACCAGATCGCGGTGGAGTCGCCTACGCCAATGTCCCAGAAGGTATGCACCGTCAGGTGGCTGTTGTCAGGCAGCGTGCCGATTCGCTGAGCGGCGTAGAGCTTGGTGAACTGCTTGGCGTAGTAGGCGCCTTCGATCGTCTGCTGGAATGCCTCGGCAGGGATCGACGGGTACTCGCGCTTCATGTCGTCGCCGAGGGTCTTTTCTTTGGCGCTGTACCAGGCCCGCTGGCCTGGGTTGGTAACGATCCCGTGCTTGGCGGTCAGGTCGTCGAAATACTTGGTCAGGCGGTCGGGTATGACTACGCCGGTCGGGTCCAGCCAGTACAGCGGGTTGCGCCACCAGCTGAAGAAGAAGAACTTCCAGTCGAGCAGGCCCAGGGGCACGCCAGCAAGCTGCTGCTTCTCAGCGGACTGGCTGTAGTCGAAGAAGTACCCGGCCCGGCCTTCTGCCGTGGATTCGATGGTGACGAAGCACTCAGCGGCCACGGCCTCAAACGCACCGGTTACAATCTCCCGCGCCTTGTGCGGAAACTTGGCGCAGATCTTCCCGAACTCGGAAACGTGCAGGTAGCGCAGCGTGCCGCCTCGGAAGGAGGTGGACACGTAGAGAGATCCGCCCTTGCTGAACACCAGCTCGCCGGCGGTGTCGTTGCGGGCAGGATTAGCAGCGCGTACCTCCTTGGGAAGGTGGTCATACGCATACTTGATCTTCTCGCGGAACAGGCGCTTAGCGTCATTCAGGGTGTGCGCGATCAGAGCGCACTTGGCAGCCTCGAACAGCGCGGCGTCGAGTTGGACGATGCAGACCAGGGTGGTGAATCCCAGCTGCCGCGCCTTGAGGATGATGTTGCGGGTGTGCATCCCCTGGAAGTAGTCAACCTGCTCCTGCGTCATGCGGAAGCGGACCTTCTTGCCCTGCTTGTCCGTGATGAAGTACAGGTTGTTCAGGCGCCAGAACCGATCCCGCAGCAGTTTCATGTGCTCGGGCTTCATGGGTCAGGCTTCCTTCGATAGCTCATCCATCAGTTGCGACAGCTCGTCAGCGTCTTTCGATTGCTCTTTGTCGTCCAGGCCGAATGCAGTGCGCTCGAGCACTTGCAGGTTCTTCATGGCAGAGGATAGTTGGAAAAGAGTCTTGGCATTACTGGGCAGTGCCACGGCGGCGAGCATCGAGCTACGGCGGAAGCCGCTCTCATCGCCGGCCGTATCGCGCTCGATCTCGTCTTCGATGTCCTCGCGCCGTTTGATGGTGGTGAGCAAGTCATCCATCAGCAGGTTCGCTAGGTTCGCGGCTTTGCGAATGTCGCGGCGGTGGCTGCGAACAACCGTCGCGCCCTCTTCTGCCGCCTCCTCGATAATCTCGGCGTCTCGCTCGGGGTTCGCGCATTGGTCCTCGCGAACCTCGCCGCGAACCAGCTTGTTGCGAACCTCCTTGCGTACCTGCTCGGAAAGATCCCGCTCCCAGCCCAAGGCCTTGGCCTTCTTCCGGATCGCGGTGTCGCTCACCCCGTTGCGGTCAGCGATGGTACGGATGGAAAGCGCCCCGGCCCGGAAGGCGCGTTCGATTGCCTCCCAGTCGGGTAGCCTAGTTGTCATGGTTCGCCTCAGGTGCACAAAAATGAGGGGTTGATGTCATGGCCTTTTGCCGGTATTAGTGCGTCTCCATCAACAAAAGGAGCTACTGATGGCCATTTCCTGCGGTGATCCTGAACGCCTTCTCAAACACATTGAGAATTCGTACCCCAAAGCCACCCACTCCGAACCCAACGCAATTGGTACGGTTAAAGTGAAGTTCCCAGATGGGCACATTGTGAATGTGTTCAAAAACGGAACTGTGAATTTTCAAGGCAAAGCGAGCGAGGTGTCGGAGCAAATCAAGAGCCAGGTAGAAATCATCAACCAAAACTAGTTCTACTTGGCCTCAAAAGTGCCGCACCCAACTGCGGCACACCTACCCTTCCCCGCCGTCCAGTAGCACATCAATCAGTTTCTGCTCCGCCAACCTGAACATGGCCAGTGATTGGAGGTCGTCGGCTACCGGGCCGAAGGCAAACAGTTCAACCTGGCCCGATGGGTCGCGCATGGCCATGACGCCAATGCTGCAAACTGGTAGCTCGCCGCTATCCAACTGGTCGGCGATCTTGCGCAGCGTCTTGGAAGCATCACGCCAGTTCTCGCGCTGGAACTCGACCACCTTCATTCGGCCACCATCTTCTGCGTCTCGGCGTGGGCGTGTCCGTGCAACAGGCCAACCAGCAGCCCCTGGGGAAGGCCGACAGCCTTGGCGGCATCAATCGCTTTCACCAGGGCCGCATCGAGCTCGGCCACTGCATGGACGATATCCATGCTTACCGGAAGCTCATGGCGAATTCGTGTGACGTTGCTCATCGCTACTCCCGCGCTAAGAAACGACGTACCCTTGTTTTGTGGCGCGGTCAACTAGACCGCTTACAAGTGTCGCAATCCAGACGCTGGCAGATCCAGCGCTTTACCCTAGGCCAGTAGGTGACCACGAACATGTGGCGCAGGCCTGCCAAGGCCAGGGCGACGTGCATCGTTACCCCGGCAGTGTTTGGGGTGAAGAACATGCGGTCCGACCTGGCCAGGATGGCGTAGCCGCTCAGGGCGATGATTGAGTAGAGGATCTTGCCGATCACCCCGTCCCGTACCTTCCCGCTCAGCACTGCCCAGGATGCCCATAGGGCGATCACGCCGGCAGCCAGCGCGTTGACGTATTCGAGAATCATCCGTTTGGCCCTCCGAACTTGGACCTGATGACAGACCAGAGATCAGCGGCCTTTATGGCGCGGGTGACGGCCGCAATGAGCGAGCCGCCGAAGGTGCCCAGCAGGAACCCTACACCCGCAACACTGCGCGGTTCGACGATGCCAAAGTACGCGCTGACCATCCCCGTAAGGTAGTGGGCACAAGCCATACCAGTGAGCAGGAAAAGAATCCAGGCCTTGCGGTCTGTGAGGTCGTCTTTGTGCCAGCGGGTGGCAACCAAGGCCCCCAATAGGCCCGCTATTGCCCAGTCGAGCTTGTCGAGCAGGCGGTGAAAAAACTCCATGCTCAACCTCTCAATGCGAATGAAGTGAAGGCCAGACAGGTAGCCGTCGGCGACGTTGAGTTGCCGCACCGCTCAGCCAAGCTATGCCTGGGCCGAGGTCGGTTGGGTCCATTTTTTCTCCAAACTATGACGTAGAGCGCATAGATAGTCAGCATCGGGCGATTGCCCTTGCCTTACCTTCACCTAAGCGCTAAAAGAATCGATGGCCGGGCTGGCCTCTAACCGGATCTGGGAAATGCTCAACCAATCGCTATTCCTCATTGAATATCGGCTTCATGGTGAAGCGCGCAGCTTTATCATCCGTTCAGAAAAAATGGATAACGCGGAAGCGTGGCATTGGGCCGCCTGTGATGGAGGCGTGAGCGTAATCCCAAAGTTCAGGGCGGCGGACTTAAAAAAAATCTCGCGGCCGTTGGCTGAGCGCTATGGCATTACCGATGTTCATTGGAAAAAATCGGGCATCGCATGAAATATAAAATCGACTACAACCTTAAAGGACGTGCCCGATTTTGGGTCTGCGATTCGCCGACGTCATTGCGCCAGAATGACGCTCTTGCTGTACTTCTGCGGCTGCATGCTCATAGAGATCCCGTGACGGCAATGCGCGTGCCGCTCCCTGTCGCTCAGGAAGAACTGGCCATGGCGGTTGCAGATTTGGGCATTTCCGATGTGCGCATAACGCTCTATGCCTAAAACCCGTAACGTCCGCGCATGGCGGACGAAACGAGATCGACCAATCAAATCCGGTGGCTATAGAAAAGCGAGTACGACTCAATGCCGTCGTTTGGCTGTTTGATGCCAGCGTTGGAGTAATGCATTGCTCGGATACCAACTTTCTGAGTCTCGCCAATCTTCAAGCCCGCGCCAATGCGATCCTCGAAGTTGAAGGCCGAGCCAAATTCCTGGTCGCCAGCGGAGGTGCCAGAGAAAACCGCCAACCCGATGCCCGCTTCGATGAACGGCTTCACTTCACCGCTACCAAATTCATAAACGAATACAGGTGCAAAGGACAACGAGTGGACCCCGCCAGAAGCATCTCCTGCTTCCCAATAGGTGTAGCCAGCATCCCAGTAGCCGGTTAACCGACCGGTGCTAGTTTCAAACCAGCTCTTGTCCCAGTCAAAGCCTACAGCTGCGCGAGCGGTCAAACCGCCCTGACTAGTCGCACCGATTGCGCCAGACAGGTCAGCAGCCTGTGTACCGGTGGCCAAAAGGGACAACACCGCAGCAGCGATGATTTTTTTCATGATCACGGAATCCTGATGGGTTTTTCTTAGCAAGCTATCAGAATCGGAATGCCATCAATTCGTTCCATGTGTCCTGAAAAAAATGGAGTTCACCAAAATCGGTGATGGTCGGGACTCTTGAGGGCCTCTCGGGGCAATAAAAAACCCGGCGCGATGGCCGGGTCTTGTGATGCGTTTGCCAAAGGCAAAATTGTCAGAATGGCGAAATAGTGTCACTAGCCGGACATTTCGTCAAGCGGCCATTTTCATCTCTTTCAGCACCCGCGAAACGGGCACCAAGGCATCACGATCCAGATCGCTGCAAGCGGCGAAACAGGCGTCGATAAAACCTTCCCATTCCCTGCCCCACTGTTCTGACGAAAGCTCCAGCCCGTGGATGGCCAACAGCCAGGCGCGAAACACTTCAGGAGTTGGGCATGGGTCGATCCCTTCGCTTTGCCCGCCTTGGTGCATGCGGCGGTATCGATGCAGAACGCCAGCGGCAACCGTGCGCGCCTTCTCGAACTTCTTGGCGTACATCTTGGGCCCGGCCTGGTACGCAGCGATGAACACCATTTCTTCGGCCTGCTCCCGCTCGTCGTGGTTCTCGATCGGGTTGTACATCCAACTGCCGAACGCCCGCAGTGAATCTGGCAGCGTGCCGATAGCCTGCTGAACGTACCCGGCCAAGGCCTGATGCATCGCATGGCTCGCCTTGCGCTGCTTCTCGGTCGTCTGGACCATCGCCCCCAGCATCCCCAGTTGCTCTATAAAAGCTCCCTGGCTGTCCCATGCGGTGTAAAAGCAGTCGTGCCAGGCTTGGCGTGCGCTATTCAGTTGCATGGGCCTTCCCCCTTCTTGAGCCGGTTTGCAATCGTGTTGCCGTAGATCACGCACCACGTCGAGGTGACGCAAATGGCCAGCAGCAATGCCCAGGCCGTGTCGCTGATAGTCCAGGTCATGCTGCTTCCTCCATCGGCTCGATACGGACGCGCACAGCGCCGCCCTTGGTGGTTTCCTGGCTCACCCTGATCTGGGTGGCGAACACGTTGTCGTCGATGCCCAGGGCGTCTGCCAGGCCATCACGGCCGGCCTTGAACATGGCCAGCAGGTTGTCGTCGTCGCGCCGGCGGCGGTCGGGCGGCACGAACTCGACCACCAGCAGTGCCTGGCCCGCAGGCGATTGCAGGCCGGCCTGCTTGGCGAGCACGTGGCACGCCGCGCGGTAGGCCTTGGCCGCCCTGCTCTTCTTCGACCAGTGCACCCGGGCGTTGGGGCTGCATGCGGCCGGCGGCCATGGAAGCGTCAGATCGTTCATGCAGCCCCCTTGACTGTCATCAGCCCGGCGCGGATCAGGGCCTCATGCGTCTCCGCGATGGCCCTGGGCATGTCCGACCAATCCACCTCGCCCCGCCCGCGTCCGTCCAGCACGTCATGGCAGGCCGAGCAGGCGTAGACCGCCACGGTGTCGAAGCCCTTCATGCCCATGCCTTTCTGCCCGCATGGCAGGTGGGCCAGCACGGTGGTCTCCGGGTTAAAGTTGCAGATACCAGGGATGCGGACAGTGCAGTCCTGGCCTCGGGCGCTCTCGCGGACCTTCTTGGATACGACGCGCATCAGTACTGCCCTCCCCACCGATCCGGCTCAGTCCAGCGCACGCCATGCTCGGCGCCGAAGGCGTGCATCACTTCGAACAGGTCGCTGAACCACTTTTGGGACTGCTTGCGGGTCGAGACGCCCAGGACGACGAAGCCGCCGTCGATACCTGGCACAGCGTCCTGCTTCTGCACTGCGGCGCTAAAAATATGCTTCCAGTCCTCGTCGGTGAGCTTGCGGCCGTACCACTCCACTTGCTGGGAGACGTCGCGGAGCATTGCCCACATCTTTCGGTTGCAGACGTCGGGGCGCTTCTCGTCCTTGATGACCACCACCTTAGGCTTGGTCAGGTCGATGGCGTGCAGGGCGCCGTAAAGGCGGTTGAGGTCCTGGCTGCTGCGGATGGCGAACTCGGTCATGGCCGCGCCCCCGCCTTCTTGCTCACCTTCCCCTCGGCCTCAAGCTGACGCATAGTCTTGCGCAGGGTATTCAGGTCGTAGGCGCGCATCATGGCCTTGATCCACTTGTTCACGATCGTGACGCAGGCGTAGGACAGGGCGAATAGCACCAGGGCTACCAAGGCAGTTCCAGCGCAGGCCATGACCGCGTAGCCCAGCCACATGGCAAGAGCGTTCATGGCGCCACCTTCATGCCTTGGGCCTCGATCGAGGAGCGCAGCGACTCACGCATGTCGCGCTCCATGCTGGCCGGGTAGTCGTCGAACTTTGGCAGCTCCACCACCACGGCCTCCCGGCTGGCCTGCCAGCAAACCCAGTTCTCGACGAAGCGCTCGTACTTGGCGACGGTGCAGAGCTTGAGGTGGAACAGCACGTAGCGGGCCTGCTCAGCGTTCCAGCAGGCACCCTCAGGGACTGGATAGCGCTGTTCGAACTGCTCGCGGCTGATGTCGCGCATCTTGTTGGTGTCCATCAGTGCTTCTCCTCGGCCAGGTACTCGTGGCAAAGCTTGCCCGTGGTCTTGTGCTCAAGATTTACTTGGCGATTGGTGAAAAACTCACCCTTGGGCAGGTATTCGCGCTTGAACACGCCGTGCCACTTGCCGATGCTGGGATCACACGCTGCGCAAAGCTTTCGGCCTTGGCATGGATTTCCCTCGTCATTGCGGAACCAGTAGCCGCTGGTAGCGGTGTTGTCGCGGCAACCGCACTCTTCACACTGGAATAGGCTCACACCCCCTCCCCGGCCGGCTGCCCGGCGCGCTTGATGTTCAACTTGGCCAGCAGGTGTGCACGGGTCATGCTGCCTCCTTGCGAGCATTGAGCTTCTCGACGAACCTGGTTAGTGCCCATTCACAGCGGCTCATTTGGCTGTGCATGGCGGTCTTCTCTGCATTGGCCTCCCGGCTCACCCCGGCCAGGTAACGCTCTCGCACGCTGCGGTCCATAGCGGCCACCGCTGAGCTCTGGGCGATTTCGTAGATATGCAATGCGCCGGGGTGTGGCTGCTTCATGCCGACACGCAGGTAGCCGTGGTATGCGTCTTTCCCGAGCCCATGCTCGATCAGGCCATGCAGCTCGTGAGTGCTGAACTCGACGGTGCGCCCGGCATACAGGACAAGCAGCCGTGCACCGCCGACGCCTGGGAACATGAACTGCATATCGCCATAGGCGATAACCACCGGGCATCCGGTCGCGGCGCTAGCGTCCATGGCCTTTTCGCGCTCGATTTCCGTTGGGTGAGGGCCTTTCACCTCAACGAACAGGCCGGCCCGAGGCAGGTAAAAGTCAGGCAGATAAGCGCCATGCCGGGTTTTCACCAGGCGCGGCTCGTACAGCCAGTCGATATTCAGGGCGTCCATCATGTCGGCCCAGCGCGTTTCGGAGTGGGAGCGCATGAGGTAGCCGCCACGCGCGAAGATTGTTTGACCCATCAGAAGCTACCCCCTGGCTTGAAATCGTTGAGCATCGAACGAGATGACCGCCGTGCCGGCTGCGCGGCAGCCTGCTGCTGTTCACGCGATCCGGCGTAGTTGGTGAAGCGGGCGAATTCCCCCTGGTGCTGCAATAGGCAGTGCCCGGTCGACGCGTGGCGATGCTTCACTACGTCGATTTCGGTGACGCCGCTTTGCCCAAGATCGGAATCTGCATCCCGGTGCGCGATCAGGATGATGTCGGCGTCCTGCTCGATCTCGCCGGAGTCGCGCAGGTCCGACATCTGCGGCTTTTTGGTGGTACGAGTCTCGATACTTCGGTTGAGCTGGGCCAGAACGATCACTGGCACGTTCAGTTCCTTCGCCATGCCCTTGATCCCGCGGCTGATCGCTCCGAGCTCGAGGTTGCGATTCTGCTGGCGGCTACCTGCCTCTGGCGCGATCAGGCCGATGTAGTCGATGACGATCAGGTCCAAGGGCTTGGCTTTGTGCTGGAACCGCGCGATGTTGCGGATGCGGCTCAGCGGAAGGCCGCCCTTCTGGCAGATACGCAGGTCGGCGTCACGCATACGCCCGACAGCGGCAGTGATCTTCTGGATCTGCTCACCGTCACCCATGGCCTTGCCAGTGTCGATGTTGCCCAGTGTTACAGCCGAGGCAGACGCCAGGCTTCGCTTCGACAGCTCCTTGCCTGACATCTCGAGCGAGAACACCAGCGCGGACTTGCCGTTGCGGATTGTCAGATGCTCGGCAATCCCCAGGCCCAGGGTTGTTTTGCCAGTCCCTGGCCGCCCAGCGATGATGATCACGTGGGAGCCGCGCAGGCCCTGCAGCAGCTCATCAAGATCAGCCAGCCCGGTGGAGTGGCCATTGATGCCCTGTCCGTTAAAGCGGTCGTCCATTTCATCGATGACGGGGCCCAGGGCCTCGGCCAAGCTGATAACGTCCGGCTCGTCATCTTCGCTATTCAGCGTCATGACGGTTTGCTGGACATCCGCGATGATTCCGGCGATGGGGCGCGCATGGGTTGCCATATCGATGATCGACTGCCCGATCTCGCTGATCTGGCGCGCCTTGTAGCGCTCCGAAACGATCCTGGCGTACTCATGGACGTTGGCAACGGACGGAACAGAGCGCATGAGCTCAGAAGCTCGAACGATGGTGAGCTCACCGCTGCTGAGTGTTGGGCGGATGTCCGAAAGGGCTACTGGGTCAACCGGCCGGCCTGCCGACCGAGCTCCCAGGATCATGCCAAACAGATCGGCGGCATCAGGGTCGTAGAAGTGCTGGACGGATACCTTGGCGCCGATAGATTCGATCAGGTCAGGCTGGTGCATCAGGGCGCCGACGACGCCGTGTTCGGCTTCCTCTGAGACCAGTGGGCGAGTCTCGATCATTGCTGAGCCTCCAGAACCTTGAGCACCTTGTCCTGGCGGGTCAGGAACTCAATATCGGCGGTCCAGCCACGGTCGTTCTGGCCAACCCAGTGCTTGTTGGCCAGGCAGTCGGTGAAATAGGCAGTCCAGAACTCGCCCTTACGGAATGGGTGAACACCATTGACCTCGAGGTTCCAGCAGCCGCGGATCAAGCGCCGGCGTTTCTCGGTAAGCTTCATGCACTGAGGGAGCGTGCCACCACAAACCTCGTTGTAGATCGCGACAATGCGACCGTACGGGATGCGATCGGATTTCGCCTGCTCGGGCTGGACAGGATCAGTGGCTGGCTTTGGATCTTCACCCTGGTCTTCGCCATCGACGGTCGAAGCGACAGCGGCGACAACCAATGCGTTAGCATTGGTATTTGTATTTCTGTCTTTTATGTGTGTAATTTTCGACACAGTGGCATGTGTCTTTTCTACACAGTGTGTAGATTTCGACACAGTGGATTTCTGGTCAATTTTCCACTCGGAAACAGGCAGGAAAGTGATCGGGTCACGGCTACCGCCGTCACGAAACAGAACCCGCTGGCGGATCAGGGAGTTGATCGCGCGAGATACGTTTGCACGCTCGGCGACTGCCTTGGCTTCGTCTTGGTACATCATCTTGGAGATGTACAAGGCTGCTACCTTGACGGCTTCCTGGTTGTACCCCGCGGTGAGGCGGTGGATTGCCAGAGCCACACGGAGCTCACGCCCCGAAAGGTCGGCCGCGATCAGCGCCTCGTACAGATCGTTTTCCATCCGGGTAAACCCCCCGGCTGATTTGAGAGAGATGACGTTACTCATGGGCTGCTCCAGGGCGCGGGGCAGCCAGGAACGCATGCAGGTGCTGCAAGCATTCACGAACGAGCTGTCGTTTGGATTGGCGCGAGTACTGGGCTCGAACCTGGCGAGCGGCATTCACTGCCAGCTCGAAATGACTGCGCGCCACGAAATCATGGCTCGCATTTTGTGGCGCGATGGCCACGGTATTGCTTTGGATGGTCTGGTGCATATATGATGACCTCACACAAGCGTTACGAATGCAGTTGAATTAGCCGACCTAGCCCGTCGGCTTTTTCGTATCTGCGGTTTGGGTTTTGCTGCGTTCAACGGCAGTTCCTCATGAGTCCCTCAGGGGCTTATAAGCCCTTGCGAAACGACCGAACGTTGCTTCGGCCAGGCTCTGTTCTCGTCATCCGGTCGAGAGCCTCATTGATGATTCGTGCCGCCAGTTGCTCAGGGGTTAAGCCCTTCTGCCTGGCGAGATACGCCAGATCTGAATTGCCCTTCCCGTCGAGCTGGATATCCAGCTCTTTGCTTTCTGGCACAGGGCCTCCTCGGCCACTTCAGGCCACGTCAGTCTTCGCGTTAAGCTCTTGCATCATCTGGTCGAGACCGCGCTCCAGAATTTCCCTGGCGAGCACTGCCTTCTGCGTGCGCTTGAAGCGAGCCATCGCCGACAGCAGATCGTCGGCGGCCTCATCCAAGCGAACCTTGGTGGGCTTGTTGTGCAGGTGGTCGGGGTCGAAGTACGACACGGTTGGTTCCTTTGTGGTTGAAAGTGGTTAAGCAGCGGTTTTCTTTGCGCTAGCGCTGGGCTGGGAAGCTTCTTCCTGGGCTTCTTCCTCCAGGGCCTTGAAGACATCCGGGCGAGCTACGCGCAGGAACATCATTCGGGCACGAGGAATGCCGTGCTTTTTCCAATCGCTCACCGATGGCGGGCGCACCTCGCACAGCTCGGCTACGCGAAATGTCCCGCCCAGAGCGTCGATAATTGCGCTGGGGTTCATGCCTGGTCTCTCCGGCTGGAATCTTAGGTAGAGATATTAGGCATACCTTTTATTCAGGTCAATAGGAATACCTTAGATGCCCGGTGTTAGGCTGCCCTAATGAGCACACTTCAAGAACGTTTGCGCCAAGTCATGGCTGGCCCACCGAAAATCACGCAGGCCTCACTAGCCCGCGCCTGCGGAATCACAGCGCCCTCGGTGAATGATTGGCTTTCGGGCAAGACCAAAACCATCGAGGGGCAAAACCTGCTCCTTGCCGCTGAGCATTTGGGCGTTACGCCCAAGTGGCTGGCAACCGGAAGGGGGGCAATGAAAAAATCGCCATCTGGCGAAGTAGAAAGCTCAAATGTGGAAGCCGCTCTGCAGCCCACAAGATCCTTCTCCTACCCCGAAATTAGTTGGGTTCAGGCCGGTATCGCTAGGGAGGCGGTCGAGATGGGTAACATTGCTCTATGCCCCCAGCACACGTCTGACGTATGGGCTGGCGAGGACGCCTTCTGGCTAAGGGTGATTGGCGACTCAATGACATTGTCTTCGGGAAGCCCGTCGTTCCCTGAGGGCTTCCTGATTCTGATAGCTCCAGACATTGAGCCAAGGCCGGGGCAGTTTGTCGTGGCCAGGATGACCAGCACCAACGAAGCGACTTTCAAACAGCTTGTTCGCGATGCTGGGGAGCTATACCTGAAGCCACTGAACTCAGCCTACCCGACCAGAGCTGTTGACGACGCATGGGAGATCGTTGGCACGGTCGTCGACGGCAAAATGCCCAAATCGGTATTCCTGTAGGGACCGGCCATGACGCTAACCAAGCCCAACCAAGAACTCCGCCGCGACCTCCAGGGCCTGGCCTCTGACCTGAAATGGTCAGCGGTCGAGCTGATGCGGATTGCTGAACGACTGAGCCTGGCCGGAAACGAGCATGACGCCCAGGCAGTGATCAGGATCTGCCAGGTGATGCAGGCTGGGGAGGACAAGCTATCAAGGTACGGGGAGGAGGTGAACGCTGGTAGCATTGCGCGAAAGCAATTGCCCTAGAGGCCTTCGGGGCCGTTAGTTTCCCTCATTATCCCGATAGCCTCCGATCGGTCGAACCAGTGGCGCCTTTGGCTGCCTAACCTATAGTCACCATACGCGCCACAAAATCGTTAGCTTCGGTTTCGTGGCGCGGATTTCAGTTGACTTATACGGCGACGTATCCATAATCGCCATCCAGTGTTGTCTGTGGATAACCTGTGCACCAGTATTGTCGGAGGTTTTGCATCATGTCTAACAACCCGTTCGTTCTCCGTTGCTACGCAGAGAAGAAGGATGGTTATTGGATTGCTGCCTGCCCGCAATTTACCCTGGCCGCTCAAGGTGAAACCTTTGAAGAGGCCAAGGAAAAACTCGAAGGACAGATCAAGTCCTACGTGGTGGAGGCTCTCACTGTCGACAAGGAGCATGCAGCTGAGCTGCTTGGTCGGCGCGCCCCACTATCCATGCGGTTGGGTTATAGCATTAAGGCTTTCTTCTGGTCTCTGGCTCAGCGCCGAAGCGCCAAGCAGAAGGTTCGATTCTTCAACGAGCCAACGCTTCAGTACGTTTGCTAAGGATTGTGAATGGGCTTTGGGCGCCATCGTCCCCTTACCTATAGAGAAGTCATCGGCGTCCTTAAGAAACTAGGATTCCGCTTCCGAAACCAGGAAGGAAGCCACGAGCAGTGGGTGAAGGACGGAAACCCTTTTCGAAAGGTAACCGTGGACAAGCCCAAGGCCCCATTCCATGGGGATCTCATTAAGTACATGAGCCTACAGGCAGGCGTGAGCAAAAAAGAGTTCTACAAGCTTGTTGATTAGTTGAAGCCCGCCTCGGCGGGCTTTTTCATGCCTTAACGCTTTTTTCACGCCCTACTCTGCACAGTGAAGGCTCATCCGATTTTCCCTTTCGCCCGCCCATCCCTGCGGGCTTTTTTACGCCTGCGTGATAGCTGATGGCCAGAATGGTAGGATGGCGGCATGCCTACACCGCGAAAGGACTCCCATGCCGCTCATTACCTGCCCCGATTGTCAGCGCGAAATTTCAGACTCGGCACCGGCTTGTCCTGGGTGTGGGAGGCCTATGCGCTCAGCCCAGATTGTAGCTGGCGAAGGCATCGGAGATTTTAGACCCTACCGCCCACGCGGAAGAAGCAAGATTCCTGGCAGAATCGTCATGGCTGTCATCATTTTTTTTGTTGTGAGATTCTTTTTTGGAAACGACATAGCCGAAAAACTGCAAGAGCTGGCAGGCGATTCCGAGTACACCGCCCCGGTGCGCATCTATTCCGCAACCGCCGAGCAAATCCTTGGTGATTATCTAGAGAATGAGGTAGCGGCAGACGGCCGCTATCGCGGGGCAATCATTGACGTGTCTGGGATGATAAAAAGCGTAGGCAGGAGCGTTAGCGGCGACATGTACGTGACCATCGCGGGGCAAACCAGGCTCGGGATTCGATCCTTCCAGGGATTCTTTCCGGATAGCGCTAATAGCGACCTTGCCGCTATCAGAAAAGGCCAGCGGATCGTCATCAGGTGCAGGGTGGATGGAATGTTCATCAACGTAATCGGTAGAGACTGCATGATTCCGATGCAGTAGCACTAGCTCATGAGACTTTACGAGCCCGCCTAGCGCGGGCTTTTTCATGCTTTCGCGAAAAAAGTTAGGAATACCTATTGACGAAAAAAGAAGGAATGCCTAATGTTCACATCACCGGGCGGCGCTACACAGCCCCTCGGGAGGCCCTCAAGCCTCACCGCTCTTTACACAACCAGACGTGACCCAACGACGTACCGGACAACCCGGTGGTGAGAAAGCTAAACCGTCGTCCATGCAGCCTCTGGATAGCTGCCGGACCTCATGCATTGAGGGACGCCAAACCATGCAAGCCAGCCGGGAATAACACCGTCCACGAAATGTGTGACCCGGCCAGGTGGGGAAACCGCGGCGATGCGCATGGGGAGGAAAACGATTTCACTGATGCAGCTTGGCGACAGGCTGCATTGGGAAATCAACCGGAGAACACCTTATGAGTATACCGCCATTTCTTGAGTCAATAACGGCGCAGCTCTTGGCTTGCGCGGTCGCTGGGGTTGCCCTAGCGGTAGCTTGCGGATTGATCATCCTGCTTGGGAAAGCCTGGCGCCATGCCTGGGGATGGATCGACGACAGCGAGCCAGGCCGCAACCCGGTTCTTGAGCTTATAGCTCGACTGCGCGGCTGGACCACCTTCGAAACCAAGGGCACTACAAGCACTTATCTGTGGTGGAAAGACAAGAAGGGGGAGACAAGAACGGACCCCTTCATCGACTTGTTTTTAGTGGTGCTTTTTACGCCTCTGTCGATTTACCTGGTCTTCAAGCTTTATGCGCTGGCCCTATTCGTTGTTTCCCTGCTTGCCATTGCGTTCGTGGCCCGCTTCGCCCGCCGCCACAAGAAGCTGTTCGACAAGCACATCAAAGACCCCGAAGCACACAAGTGACAGAGCGATTTACTGATGCCGGTTCACTGAGCCGGCATTGGAAATCAACTGGAGTGACACCAATGGAAATCACATTCCCAGCAGATAACGTGAGCGTGGATAGCACCTATCACAACAGCGGAGTCAGCGTAACGGTTCAGGCCAATGGCCGAGAGGTCGCTGCTCAGCTTGACCTTGACGACCGCCTCCACGATCTCGACCCCGTGGACATCGTGAGCGAGGTAGGCGCCGAGACACTTTTGCAGCAGATCGGAGAGGAGGAAGTTCGCGCTTGGCTTCTGGCCAACAGCGACCCCGACGACACGCTGGAGCATATCGGCCTCGACAAGATCGACGAGTTCATGTCCCACCGCGGCGATGATCGTGACTTGCCCGCTTAAGCAGACGATTCCCCGGTGCGCCTCAAGCGGGGCGCATCAGGGGGAATCCACTGGAGCAGGAACATGCCAGCACAACCAAATAGCCCGAACGGCTGCTTCGAGCGTCACGGCTATGCAGTCGTTAGGACGCCACGAGTGACCGTAGCCGGCCACCACCGAGCCATTTACGATCCGAACGGCCAGCAGGTCCTGAACCGTGCCGGATTCGACGCAGAGATTCAGTTCTGCATTGAGCGCGGCCTGCTGCTGGAAAATGAGCGTGACCCGCTGCAAACCGCGTAGCTGCCTCGGCAGCGCTAGAAACGGAATGCAAGGTCTTCGCTCCGACAGCCTGTCGTTAACTGCCCGATGCCCTGCTCCCCATCGCAGGCTGCATCGGTGATCCACATTGAACGCGAGTTGATCGCCGCGAATTGTGAGCGTGGGTAGCGTCTCGCCCTTCGGTGAGGCGTCCCGACACCCGGTTTGCCCCGGAATGTGGATCACCGATGCATCCTCTGCATCATTGTCCGGCTTGAATCGGAACCCAGTAGCCGTGATGCCAGGCCCCGCTACCGGCCGCAAGGCTGGTCAGGCGATTCTACGGAAGCGCGGGTATCAGGCTTAGCCATATGCGCTGGCAGGTGTCAGCAAGTCGAATCATTGATGCAGATTGCATCGCGCAGGTGAGTCCGGGTCCGGCAGGACAGTCCAGACGCATCCGGGCAGCTCCGGCGCCTGCATCCCCTTCCCTTCACATACGACCGCATCAGACAGGCGCCAGCGAGCTTCACGGCTCGGGTTGGTCCCCTGCGCTGGCGCCTGCCTCATGCGGTTGGCTACAGAGGCTTACACGATGAGCAATCACACTCCAGCACCGTGGAGTTACTGGTCCGGATACAACGCTGTCGACAAGCTCGAAGCGCAGATCACAGCAGAAGGCGGCGACATCGTGATCGCCTGCTACAACAGCCTGATCGAGCAAGGCGAAGCCAATGCCTGCTTGATGGCTGCCGCGCCCGATCTTCTGGCAGATCTCGAAGAAGCCGCGAAAACATTGCGTCGATACGAGGTCCTCCACTGGGCAAAGGAAACCAACGAGAGCGACGCAAAGGCCAAGGTTAACGGCGATCTTGCAGCGCGCTTTGAGCGGACCATCGACAAGGCCAGAGGCAAGCCATGAGCGGCTGGATCAAGTGCAGCGACAGGCTGCCCGAGCTGCCAAAGGGCGGCGGCAAGGCCTGGGTAATCGCCTACACACCAGCACGCAAAGCGCAGAGCGCCTTCAATGGCGCCCGCTTCCTCTACTGGAACGGCATTGACTGGCGGTACGGGGATGGCTCGCGTTTCGAGCACCGCGTTACGCACTGGCAGCCACACCTCACTCCACCCACCGAGTAACCCACCACCTGGAGGCGACCATGGGCGACCACGCCGATCTGTACGCCGATAGCGCCCAGGCACGCGCCTTGGATCGTCGCCTCTCCGGTGATGAACAGGTTCACTGGGCCGCAGGCGTAACCCCAGAAGAAGCTGCAGAAAACAACAGGGCCTGGCTGGAATGTCTGCGCGCCCGTGATGAACAACAGAAAACCGCCAGCCGTCGAGCAATCGCCTCAGCGCTCGACAAGATGGAAGCCATGTGCGGCACAGGCGCCGCCCGGAGGACAGCATGAACAAGGGTACCCGTCAGGCGGTGGTCGACATTATCGACTCCCGCTTCTCTGCGATCTGCGCGAACTTCAGCGATACGCTCCGTGGTGAGCTGGTTATGGCCATTGACCTGGCCGGCCTCACTGGCGCCATCGATCTTGTCGAGCAGCGCAGCTACACCGAGCGCTTGAATCGCATCATCGAGCGCGACCACGAACAGTGGATGGAAACGAACGGGAGGGTGGCATGACAACGCCAATCGTGATGTCGCTCATTGACGAGCAGGTCGCTGAAGCTGCACAGGCAGTTCCAGACGACCGCATCCTAATGGTCTTCAAGGGGCTGACCCTGGCTGACGCCATGAACCAGGCGCGCCTTGCCCACATCGAGAACCCAGCGGCCTGGTCTGGCCGGGCCTACCTGTGCGGAATGTGCACGCTGGCCTATGAGGTTCGCGCGTGAGCCGCCAGCAAACAGCGCGCTGGGCATCGTGGCGTGGCGGCTTCCTAACCCTTTTCTTCTGCACCGCTTGGATGCTCGCCAGCGCTTACGCAGGCCGCATCACCTCCTGAGGCATCCATGAACACAACACCCCGTCTGGCCGCCCAGCTCGACTGGATGACGGTCGGATCTTTCACGCCTGAGCGGTACCAGGGCGATGAGCGCAAAGAGTACGAAGACGAGGCTGCTCGCATTGAGCGGCAGTGGGACAACCAACCTAGCTGAGGTGCCGCATGGCAACCGTAACCCTGATCCTCGGCAAGTCCGGGGCTGGCAAGAGCGCATCGCTACGCAATTTCAAGCCTGATGATGTGGCCCTGGTCCAAGTCATCAAAAAGCCGCTTCCCTTCCCCGGCTCCAAGGCCTGGAAGTCCTACGTCACCGACAACTGGGTCAAGGTGATCGGCGCCTGCCGCCAGACCAAGCGCAAGGTGATCGTGATCGACGACTTCCAGTACATCCTGGCCAACGAGTTCATGCGCCGGAGCGAGGAGAAAGGGTTCGACAAGTTCACCGAGATCGGCCGACACACCTGGAACATCTTCGAGGCGCTGCTCAGCCTGCCCGACGACGTTCGCGTTTACATCCTCAGCCACACCGAGGAAACGGAAGCCGGTCAGATCAAGATGAAGACCATCGGCAAAATGCTGGACGAGAAGATCACCCTGGAGGGCATGGTCACCATCGTCCTGCGCTCTGTGGTCAGTGACGGCCAGCATCTGTTCAGCACCCGAAACAACGGGTCGGACACCACCAAGGCTCCGATGGGCATGTTCAACGAGGCGATGATCGACAACGACCTCGCTCTGGTCGATGCCGCGATCTGCGAGTACTACGACCTCACCAATACCAACCAGGCCGCATAGGAGCCTTCTGAATGTTCAATCTGGACGCAAACGCCGCGCGCTCCGCGGACAACAAATCAGCCTTCATCGACGAGGCCGGAAAATTCATTGGCGAGTTCCAGCGCGCCGAGTACATGGAGAAGCAAGAAACCGGTTCGACCGGTATCGGCTTCACCTTCAAGAGTCGCGACGGGGCCGAGGCAACGTTCTACCTCAACCTGACTTACCAGCATGGCACCCGCAACGAGGGTGGCTACGCGATGATGAACGCCATCATGGCTTGCCTGCAGCTGCGCACCGTTGGCGCCCCGCAGCCTACCCAGTTCGATAAATGGAACAACGAAACCAAGCAGCGGGAGCAGGTGACTGCGCCTGGCTTCCCTGAACTCTTGAGGAAACCCATCGGCCTGCTGATTCAGATGGAAATCGAGAAGAACAGCCAGACCGGCATGCCCCGCCCAATCATCTACGCGCCGTTCAGTGCTGAATCCGAGAAGACAGCATCCGAGATCCTTGACCCGCGCTGCACCACTCCAGCCAAGCTGGAAAAAATGGTTCAGCAGCTCATGAAGAAGCCGGTGCATGACCGCCGACCGAAGTCTGCCCAGGTCGCCGGCGGCTACACCCAGACAGACAACTATGACTACGGCGCGCCGCCCGATTTCTCGGACGACATCCCGTTCGATTGACCGCTGGTCAGCAGTAATCACGCTGCTGACACCCCTTCTTCTTGCGAAACGGAACTCAAATGACCGCCTACATCTTTGACTCTGAAACCACCGGACTGAACAGCCCGGAACTAATTGAGGCTGCCTGGCTGCAGCTCGGCGCGGGCCTAGCCATCAGCGGCGAATTCTTGCAGCGATACAAGCCGTCCAAACCTATCGAGCTCGGTGCCCTGGCCACCAGCCACATCCTGGACGAAGAACTGGCCGACTGCCCGCCGCATGAATCTTTCAAGCTGCCTGAAGACGCTACATTCCTGATCGGACACAACGTCGATTACGACTGGGGCGTCATAGGTAAGCCAGAAATCAAGCGCATCTGCACCGCCGCGCTGAGCCGCATGCTTTGGCCCGATGCTGACACTCACACGCAGTCGGCCATGATCTACCTGCATTACCGCTCGGAAGCCCCAGAACTTCTGCGCAATGCTCACGCGGCCTTGGACGATGTGAAGAACTGCCGCCGCCTCCTGACGACAATCTTCACCACCCTGAAGGCTCAGCTGGGACGTCCAGTGGCTAGCTGGGAAGAACTCTGGGAGATCTCAGAAGACGCCCGCATCCCGAAGATCATCCGCTTCGGTAAGCACGCTGGCTCGAAGATCGAGGACATTCCGCGCGACTACAAGCGCTGGCTGCTCGGCCAGGCCGACATCGATCCGTACCTGCGTAAAGCACTGGAAAAATAAGCCATGCCACTCGCAACCACCCTTGATCTGCTCCAGCGCCGCAAGGAACTGGAGCAAAACCTGCAGCTTCTGTTTAACCGCAGTTGCCAGTGGAGCCGCGCCGAACGAGTGCGCGGCGCTGCCACCATCGAGAACCTGACACAGCAGCTGTTCGAAATCACCGAGCAGATCGACGCAGCGCGCGCTGCATGAAGCGCATCACCAACCTGGTCCGCCAGCGCCGGCGGCAAGAACAGTTCCACCTGCCGCCAAGCGGCCTATCGGAGCACAGACATGCAGAAAGCACCTTCTGGAGTGGTAACCCTGCCGGCCTGGCTGAATCGGCCGGTCAAGAAGCTGTACAACACCCGCAGCGGCGGGCAGTACCGGCCTGATGACGTGGCGCTGGCCTTCGCCCTGAGCCTTCGAGTGCACGACAGCGCCGACCACCTTCGCAGGCTGGCCCGGCGCCTGGTCGACAAGGTCTGCCTGGAGCATCAGCCGAACATGAAGCGCCTGGCCCGCGAGCCGGACGATGCCAAGGTGTTCGACGCAGCGCTAAAGATCATCAACCGGGTGTGCGACCTGCTCGACATCGGGTCGGGCGCCCAGTTCGTGCGCAATGGAGGCGATGATGGCTCTGACGCAGCAGCAGCGTGATGAGAAGCGCAGGGCCAAGGCCGAGCGCGTGCAGGAAGAAGACCTGCGCTTGAAGGTTCGACCAGGGACTAAGCAGGCCCTGCTGGAGCTGATGGAGTGGGCCGGTATCGAGGAACAGGGCGAGGCGATGACGCTGATGATTCATCACGTAGAGGCGCTTGGGCATCACGCGCTGTTCGGGATCACGCGCCACGAAATAGAAGGTCACCGAAATGTGGCGCGCACTGAGCCGCTGAGGCTGTCAGCCAGGAAACGAACAGGCCAGCACCTGCGGGCGATCTGCGACTGGGCAGATGCCACCTACAGCCAGATGATCGAGGCGCTGATTCACGGCATCCACGCCCTGGGCAGACTGCACGCGGCGAAGTTTCTTACCCCGCCGCGGCATGAGATCAGCATCTCGCCGCGCTTGGCTCTGGCCTTTGAGCGGAAGAGCATGCTGATGATTCAACAAGACCCTGGCGATGAATTAATCAGCCCGAACCTCATTCAGTAGCCGTGCCTTTCTGCTTGGCGTACCAGGCTTCAGCGATTTTTTTGCCTTGTTCGTTTGCATCATCGCGCTGGATTGGCCCCTTGATATGCCCTATCTCATTTTCAGTGTCGCCTTGATGGACAACGACAGAAGCCTCGCTTGCCACATGCCCAGGTTGGCTATCGATCCATTTACAATGCACATAAGCGGTCAGCCCCTCTTCAAGGACTATTTCATAGCTGTAATACCTGTCCTGCCCTAGTGACATAAAAGCCTCCTTGATCCGGCCCCATGCCGGTGACCCTCTATAGCCTAGCCGCAGCCAGTTCGCCACAACTGCTCAGTATTCTTTCACAATGAGCTATCCGGCTGGTATGGGCCGAGGACTTTGTGGATGTTAGGCCACACCAGGTAAGCCGATTTAGCGTCACCGCCCCGGTAGCAATAAACCAAGAACTCCGATTCGCTCTTTGCTGCCACACGATAACGGTACTTTTTGCATCCCTCCACGCCCTGCTCGGCCAGAGTCTTGGTGATGCTCTGGCTCGGGCTACTGCGCCACGGGTCTGGATACATCTCACTAAGGGATTCAGCGGTGGCCATTGTTGACGCCAAAGCGAGTGAGCCGAGAGCGAGAATCTTCAACTTCATTGCGGCCTCCATAACCGACTCCATGTCGAGCCGACAATCATTACCCCACTTTCACAAATCACGCCACCCTGGCGAGGGCGGCGCTTGCCTGGAGATCACCATGAGCACATTCGCAGTGTTCGGAATGACCCGTGATGTAGCGCTGGCCGAGGCCAGAAAGATTACCAAGACCACGAAACCTAGCGGGAAGATTGGCTGCCCCCCCCATAGACCTGACAGTTGCCGAATGGAATGAAGCAGTCGAAAGGCAGGCCATGAAGATCATGCAGGGTAAAAAGGTGCGCCAGCTCAGCCCTGCCTTTGATGCTCCGCAGTATGCCGAGCAATTCGTCTTGCTCGCGCAAAGATGCGGCTCTTGCCGAGATTTGCGGGTACGAGCCAAGTGCACCCTAACTGATGTTGAGGGCAACCCGCTAATCAACAAGAAGACGAAGGCGCCGCGCATAGGTTGGGTGGACTACCAGCCTGGAATGACGCCAAAGGCTGCTTAACCGAGGATTAACCATGCCCATCACCTATGGAAGCGTCTGCAGCGGCATTGAAGCTGCGACCGTAGCCTGGGAGCCGCTCGGGTGGAAAGCGTCTTGGTACGCCGAGATCGAGCCGTTCCCTTGCGCTGTGCTGTCTCATCACTACCCCGCCATTCCTAATCACGGTGACATGACCCGCCTAGCTGCCCTAGTGCTCTCCGGTAAGATCCCGGCGCCCGAGGTCCTGGTCGGTGGTACACCCTGCCAGGCCTTCAGCGTGGCCGGCATGCGCGAAGGCCTTGCCGATCCCCGCGGCGCCCTAACCATCAAATACGTGGAGCTGCTCGATGCAATTGACCATGTTCGAACAAAGCGTGGCGAGCCCGAGGCCGCCTGTGTCTGGGAAAACGTCCCTGGAGTCCTCTCAGACAAAGGCAACGCGTTTGGCTGCTTCCTCGGCGCCTTGGTGGGCGAATCCGCAGAGCTCAAGCCGCCAGGGGGCAAATGGAAGGACGCTGGTTGTGTGTATGGACCCACGCGAACAGTCGCATGGCGGGTTCTGGATGCCCAATATTTCGGCCTGGCCCAACGACGCCGCCGTGTGTTCGTTGTCGCAAGTGCTCGAGCAGGGTTCGATCCCCTCGAAGTACTTTTTGAGCGCGAAGGCGTGCGCCGGGATACTCCGCCGCGCCGAGGCCAGGGGCAAGACGTTGCCTGCACCCTTGATGCACGCACTGAAGGGGGTGGCTTCCCTGGAACAGACGGAGCAACCGGTGGGCACGTAGTCGCGCCACCGGCCTGGCCCAGAGCGTTCGGCGGCGGTGCCAATTGCCAGCATACCGAAGTCGCAACCGCTCTCAGCGCTCACCCGGGCGGCACCCGAATGGATGCAGAAACCGAAACCTTCGTCGTGGCAGCGCCGCTTACGACAAACCCATACGGCGACCACGAAAGCCGCGAGAGCTTGCTGGTCATACACGGCACGCAAGACCCCTGCACTCTCGCTGACCAAGCATTCGCACTGGGTCGCAACAGCGGCCAGGAAAATGCCGTATTGGCGTTCAGTTGCAAGGACCACGGCGCCGACGCCGGGCACCTGGCCCCGACACTTCGAGCCATGGGCCACGGCGCCAGCCATCCCAACGCAGGCGGACAGGTTGCAGTATGCATCACAGGCGATATCACGCACACGCTGAAGGCGGAAGGCTTCGACGCCAGCGAGGACGGTACCGGGCGCGGCCAGCCCATTGTGAGCTGCAGGGAGGTGGCACAAACGCTGACCAGTAGCTACGGGAAGCAGGTGGACAGCACAGACTCGGCAACAGGGCCGAATGTGGTGAGCCACCCAGGCAGTGTACGACGCCTCACGCCCCGTGAATGCGAACGCCTTCAGGGTTTTCCTGACGACTACACGTTGATTCCCTATCGCGGCAAGCCCATCAGTGATTGCCCGGACGGCCCACGCTACAAGGCAATCGGCAACAGCAAGGCCGTGCCGGTCGTGCGCTGGATCGGCCAACGCCTTCAACAACAACTCGAACGCTCAGCTTGAGGTATCCCATGCCCACAGAAAACCGATCCAGCAACACAGAAATGGCCGCGAAACTGAGCCCGTGTCCGTTCTGCGGACAGCAAGACGCTTTCGTTGAACAACTCGACAGCGATGCCTCAGTCGTCATCTGCCAGGGCCGAGTTGACGAGCACTCAGCCTGCCTTGCTCGCGGGCCAGTCGGAGTTCAGCAGCACGAATGCGAAGACCAACCAGGCCATGACCAGGCAGTGAAAGAGTGGAACAAGCGCGCAGCAGCTGTGCACCAACCCGACCCTATAGCCTGGATGGTTGGTACTGCCTTCTGGTGGACCAAAGAAGAGGCAGAGAGGGACGCATCTGAGACTGGGCTGCGGATTGTTGGGCTGGGGCCGATGACCCATGACGCTGAGGTTGAGGTGCTGCGTGCTGCGTGCTGCGTGCTGCCTTGAAGTTCTAGGCCGACCGGGACCATTTCGCAGACGACATTCGCAGCGACTGGGAGAGTGTGAGCGGCAAACCCGCCAACGTCATTTGGCACGAACAAGAAGCTTGGTTAGTTCAGGCGGCTCCATTACTAGGGCCGTGCTGTCGGGGAAATCTAAGCAGGATCAAAAACTGAGAATCGCAGATCCCTCTGCGAATTTGGTTCAGGCTAAAACTGCAGGTTGAGTGTTATCGCCCAGAAAGATGACCCAAGCATCGTGAGCGTTTTGATGCCACGCCACCGCGTTTTGCCAATGATCGCCAGAAGTCTCGCCGTCGGAAACTAGACGCCTGAGCTGGGAGTTAGATGCATCCATTTCGAGCAGATGCCGGTGAGCTGCGTAGCGAAAATCATCCTTACTGAGCATCGGATTGATGTCCTAAAGGTCTGGCCCGAAGGTTCGTGCCGATATCCCTGTGCATCTATTGTGACACCAAGTCAAAGCGCAAGTTGAGTAAATGTCCTAAGAGCACATTTGTACTCTTCCCCGCTGTAACACCTCTCCCCTCTATTCACTGCCGCGATATGGCGGCCAAGGCGAAGCTATGTCTCAAGCAAAGGAACGCCCGATCCTGTTCAGTGCGCCGATGGTGTGCGCCATCCTGGAAGGCCGGAAGACGGTCACCCGCCGTCCTATCAAGCACCAGCCCTTCGATCTGAGCTGGTCCCGCCGTGACCACCGATTCGAATACGTGTCCGGTCACGCTGAAAATGGCGACGAGGTTGATGGCTTCTGGGCATACACCACTCGGTCTGGCGGCAAATGGGAAGCGAAGTGTCCATACGGGCAGCCAGGCGACCGCCTGTGGGTGCGCGAGACCTGGGGCGTCATCAGCCACGACTTCGATCAGCAGGGTAATGCGATCGACTGGGAGCCGGATCGCCCAGCGAAGGCTGTCCGCGAAATGCGGTTCGGTCGCGGCTATTACTCAGGGCATGTGGTCTACGCAGCGGACGGTCTCTGCGAATGGGCAGGCGATGAGGATGGCGGCGGCGATCCAAGGTCGGCATGGAAGCCCAGCATCCACATGCCGCGCGTGGCCAGCCGCCTCCTGCTGGAGGTCACAGACGTGCGAGTCGAGCGCCTGCAGGATGGCGAGGGCGAAACCGATTTCGAAAGCCGCTACGTCGCCGAGGGCATACACCGCATTCACCACGGCGACGGTGAGCACTACTACCACCCATTCAAGAGCGAGCCAGGGCCTGGAAACTGGGCCGACCCGTTCGACGCCTGGCGGGAGCTCTGGGTAGCCATCAACGGAGCCGACTCCTGGAACGCCAACCCCTGGGTCTGGGTCGTCGAGTTCAAGCAGGTGGCGGCATGACCCGCCTCGCCCTCTGCCTCCTGCTGCTGGCCACCGGCGCCAGCGCAACCGAGAACGTCATCGACGTGCAGCATGACAGCCAGCGCGGCGTCACCTGCTACCTGCTCAACGGGGTCGGCATCAGCTGCATTCCCGACAGCCAGCTGCAGGCCGGCAACCAGCGCCAGCTCTCCCCGCACGAAACACAACCCGAACCTACACCCGCACTGGCGCCTGGGCGCTGGATTTATGAGAGGTATGAGCTGTGAGCAAGATCGATTGGAGCAAAGCGCCTGAGTGGGCAGACGGTCACGGCCTAGTCGCGCATCACGGCATCACCGAGGTGTGGATCAGCATGGAGCAGTACGCCGTGGTCGGCGCCGAGGATCGAGCCTATGCCTATGGCGGCGGGACTGGCGATCACCGGCACAACTTCACGCGTGGCCAGGTCCAGTACATCACGCCCCGGCCGGCGCGCTGGGATGGCGAGGGCCTGCCGCCGGTTGGCACGGTGTGCGAGGTGCAAACCTGGGTAAATCGTGAGTGGCGAAAGACCACCGTTCTCGCCCATCACTTGGGCTTCGCAGTGCATAGTTGGAGCACAGACGGTGACGACATTCAAGTCGAGGTAGCCCCATCTGGTGACTTCCGCCCCTTCCGCACGCCGGAGCAGATCGCAGCGGAAGAGCTTGAGGATCGACTGACCGTAATGTCGCGCGCTTACCAAGATGCTACCGGAAGAACTCCGGATGCATACGTGAGCGAAGCGTTCAGGGCGCTGGAAGAGGCCGGCTACCGCAAGCAGGTGGCGCCATGATCGAGCAATTCAGCGTGAACGAGCTTGAGGCCGTGCTGAAGGGCGCCAAGCCTAGCGACCTACGCGGCGGCGAGACCATCGCCCAGTACCTGCACCGCGAGATCCAGCGCCTGGCCAAGGAGCGCGACAACCTCCGCGAAGATCGCGACGGCCTGCTCGAAGCCGGCGCACACCTGCTGTAACCGAAACCCTTCCCCTTCAACTCAAGCCCGCCGACATGCGCGGGCATGGAGAGCTATTGCCATGACGAAAGAAGATCTGGGCAACCTGCCCGAGAAGGTGCGGGTAGCCACCGAGGCCGGCATCGCTGCTGCCAACGAGTGCCAGGACGACGGCGGCAGCGCCAACCTCGATCGCGTTGTCATCCCGCTGCGAGGCCTGCGCTCCAGCCAGATCAAGGGCCTGCCCGGCAGCGTGTATCCGGCCAGCACCTACCACCCGCGCGGCCTGCACCTGTCGGTACCGTTCGCCGGCATCGGCAACCGGCGGTACGCCGGCGTGCAAGCCATGTACCGGTCCCTCAAGGACCAGGGCGTCGACTGCTACGTCTACTACCAGCTGGACTGACTACCAACCTGCCGCCACCGGCGGCGTGGAGACCATCCATGAACCTGATCGACTGCTACGTCACGAAGATCCTCAGCGAGCCGTACCGCATGTTCGGCCATTGGTGGGTATCGGCAGAGTACGAATCGGAAGGACGCCCAGGCAAAACCGAACTCATGTTCCGCACCGAGGAAGCCGCCCGGACGGCGAAGGTCGGGCATCACTTTCTCGCCTGACCCTTTATATAAAGGAGACACCCAATGCGACACTCTGAAAACATTGATCGCTTGCTCCGCCTGGACGAGGTGCTGCACGTCACGGGCATGGGTCGGAACACCGTCTATCGAAGAATCCGTGAAGGGACGTTCCCGAAACAGGTTAAGATAGGACCCAATTCGGTCGCCTGGCGACAGTCGGACATCAC